CCATAATTAAACTTCCTCTCTTTTATTTTGATTTTTAATTGAATCTTCAATAACATTTTGTAAAAATTCTAATTCTAATTTACTTAATAATTCCTTGCCATGTTTTACTTCAAATTCATTAGGGTATAAATATGCTTTTTCTATAAGTTTTTTATAATTATCCACAGAACTTGAACAGGATATTTTCCCACTTAATGAAGTATAACTATAAGTGAAACATGGTTGAAAATAATCCTCTGGTACAAAATGATATTCTAATGCTTCATATAAACTCTCAAATTCATTATTAGTTTCATCTACCCAATTATAAATCTGTTCTATACTAGCACGTTCTACATCATCAACATGTCTATTAATATTTTCTATTATATCCGTACAAAGTTGATATTCTCGTTTTGCTGTTCTCTTTTCTCCACTAACTCTTATACACCCATAATTTCCTGCGTATCTTGGTTCAACCTTTACAAAACATTCATTTGTTGGTTTTGATATAATCTTCACATTATCACCCTTTCTTTAATTCATAATAAAATCCATAATTTATAACGATTGTAATCGCTCAATCTCATCTAATAAAACTGGTATGATTATACGGGCTTCGGCGATAAATGCAGCATTAAACCTATTGAAAACAGGGCAAATATTTCTCTGATTCTGATCGTGTACTATGCTGTCATATGCCCCAAAACTTATATCTCCGTTAACAAATTTCATATCCTTATGCCAGTACATCCATTTTTCTGATGTAGTTGCATCACATAATGCCCTAATGCGGTTAATTTCTTTTTTATCCATAACAGTTCTCCTCTCATAATAAAATTGCCGATTCATATTAATATCCGATTTTAACAATAACTCCATCTGTCGCAAAGCATGAATTATCACAAATTGGACAGAAATAACAATGAACTTTTTCTATTTTTTCTGTAATTTCAACTAAGAAATTTATTTCACAATCTTCACAATCAAATTTAATATATTCAGTCATATACTTAACTCCTCTCTTTGTCTAATTCGTGTGAACATCCTTTGCAAGTCATAAAACCACACTCTCCACACCATACGCCTTGTGGATTCCAACCTATACCACAACCATGAAGTCCACCTGCTTCATCTTCAAACCATTCATCTCCATATTCATCTATAGTCTTTTTTAATTCAGCCATAAATTACTCCTTTCAATCATAACAAAATTTCACTTTCATTCTAATATTGCTAACTTGTATCTTTTGATTCTTTTATATTATGTTTCTTGTGCCATTCTTTTGATAGAGGCTCTGTTAATTCATCAAACTTCTTTACTGCCTTTCCAATCTCACTAAATTCAGATATTTTCTTTTTATTAAGTGATACTATGTATTTATGATTCTTCTCAATGATCTGGAAAACATCTTCATCAATTTTGAAAGTTTGTATTATTTTTTCATCTGCCACATAACCCCTCCTTTGCTTGTATTTTATCCTTACTGCTTGTCTTTCTTTTATATTGCTTGTTTACTATGTTAAGTATAATGCATTTTTATTGGATTGTCAAGGGTTATTTGGAAATTATTTAATAAATTGTTTAAAAATGTATGTCTTTCAAAATTAGCCTTTTGTTTGATAGCTCTATTGATAGTATATACATCTCCTAATTGATAACACTTCTCTTTTGCTCTTGTTTGTCCTACATACATTAGGTTAGAATTAAGCATATATGTATGTGCTTTTGGAGTTATTAAAACAACAACCTTTGCTTGACCGCCTTGTGATTTATGAGTTGAAATACTATAAGCTAATTTTACTTGCAGCATCATTGATTTATCGTAATTAATTTGTTTGCCATCAAAATCAATAATTGCATTGTTTTTATTAATTTCTAATATCTTTCCAATTTCACCATTTGGAACAAAGGTAGTATCATCAAACGCAAACTCATTACCATATAACGGTGCTTTATAATTATTTACATTTTGGATAACAAGATCGTTTATATAATATGTTGTTTCTCCAATTTTTAAATTATCATTACTTCCTACATTGGGATTTGCTATATCTTGTAATTTTAGATTAATCGCTACTGTCCCATAATCACCTACATTATATGATGATAGCACTAAAATATCTTCTGGTTTATAATTTTTAGTTAATAGCTTTTTATATAAAGACATAACACTTATAACTAATTTCTCTTGTTGTGTTGGTATAAAAACATAAGCCTTATCATCACCAAAAAATGTAATATCTGTATTTTTATCTGATAGAAATTCTTCACTATTTCTTGTCATAGTTGCTACCGTCATAAGACCGCCTACGCCATATCTAAACACTTGCGTTAGTGTAGTCATTGGTATTAGCTTTGAATTAACTAAGTCATGTAAAACGTTACCACAACTCACAGAAGGTATTTGAGCTGAATCACCAATAATAAGTAATTTAGTTCTATTAAAATCTATTGCTTCTAATACCTTTCTCATTAACATTATATCAACCATAGAAAATTCATCAACAATTAAAACATCATCTGGAATTTTACATTCTTCATTATATCCCCAACCACCAACAGGATTGTAAGCCAACCCTCTATGAATTGTAAAAGCATCTTCTTTTGTAAACCCTGATAATACCTTAGATGCTCTGCCTGTCGGTGCAAGTAACCTAAATGATTTATTGTTACTTTTTAGCATTTTAATTATTGAACTTGTAGTTTGACTTTTCCCAGTACCTGCATAGCCATTCAATATTGATATATTATGTTCACATAAAACTCCTAATGAACTAAACTGCGTGTCGGTTAATTTTACACCATCAACCTCTCTATACTTCTCTGCTTCAATATCCCATTTATTATTAATTGCTAAACCTTCGATAATTCTTTTTGAAATATATACTTCTGTTTCGTATGTTTCTTTTAATGCTACAAATTTACTTTCCTTTTCATAATAAATACTTTCATCATCTTTAATAATTGTAACAAAATGAGATATACAAGATGGTGCTAATTTTTCACTTTGATTTTTCAACTTGATTATATTAAACTTTGTATTTCCTTCATTCTCATTTTCTTCAAGTAAGTATATCATACAAGCCTTTTCTCTTTGCTTTGAAGTTTTTAAATCATAGTCAAAATTAATAATAGGTAGTAGTCCGTTTTTAACATTCTCTTTTGAGATTCTATCAATTTCTAATAAAAGGCTATCGGCAGTCTTAAACCCAACTCTTGATAATCCGCATAAACATTTATATGGATCATTTTTTAATTCAATTTCTATTTTTAATACTGAAGGGTATTTCTCATATAATTTTTTCAACATAGAGAGATTAATCAAACCTTGAAATTTATCAACAAGTTCTACTAATGCAAAATTTTCAATTATCTTATTCTTAATTACATTAAAAGTATAATCTTTAATCCCTCTTGTTAGATTTAGATCAATATCACTCAACTTATTATTTACAACTCTATCAATAATATCTGGATAAACTGACAATAGAGTATCTACTTGATTATTTGTCAATATTTCAGATAAGAATAATTTTGTTGTATTTATATTAGTTGGTCTTTCACGTTTAATGTTTCTAATTTGGTATTGAAAGCCAAATTTACTTTCTTGCTCTTCGCCTGTAACTTGATATTCAATACCAATTCCTAATTCATGTGTATTACCTAAAATTGTTACATTTTCAAACTTATTTAATTTTACATTTGGATATTTAATGCTGTCTATATTTACAGCATATATTTTATAATCAGCAGAATTATATGTACATCTTTGAGGAATACACCTAAATTCAACTATGTCTTTCTTCTTAGCTATGATTAACACCTCTCATTGTTTAATAAACTTCATAATCCATTAATATATCTTCAAGTTCGTCTGTCTTTTTCCATACGCCACCAATATTCTTAGTTTTATATTGTTGTCTAAACCTACTCACTTTTAATATACTGAATAACTCAAATGGATTTTCTGTAAATATTTGTACGTCTTTTATTTTTGTTTTCATTTCTATGCCTGTCTTAATATTCTTTAATGTAACATATGGTTTCCGCTTGTCATTATAAGTCATAAATTCAATTACAGCATAAAACTTTTCATTTACACTTGGATTTGTATATATAACATATTCCAAATACTCTTTCTCATACTTGATTTGCTCTTTAACCGACAAGGTTTTATCTTCAAGTGAGTTAGTTAATTCATTAACTAGACCTGCAATATCTAATTCTTTGTATAAAGCAGCAGTTTCTTTTTGACTATACTTCTGAATAAGGCTTTCTGATAAACCCAACTTTTCTAAGTCTTTTTTGTTAATTTGCTTTCTTTCATAGAAATTGTCAAATATTTCGATATAATTCAATAATTTCTTGTTTTTTCCGAATTTTCTAAAGAAATCTAATATTGTAAGTATTTTTAATTGTCTTGCATCAACAGAAGTTTTGCTTTTAATATCAATTAATAGTTCTGTAAATGAAGTATATTTATTTTGTTTATTTAGTCCAAATAGTTCATATGCAATCTTAGAGTTACAATACTTAATACTTTCAATTCCCTTATATATTATGTTTTTACTTTTATCAAAATCATATCTATCTATCGATTCACCAAATTCTATTGGTTTAATTTCAATACCTTTTTCTTTTGCTAATTGTGTACCTTGCTGAATATCATCCATATTATCAGCATTGTTTAAATAAGCCGTTACAAATTCAATGGGATAATAATGCCTTAACATTGCACAAGTATATCCAATCATTGAATAACCTGTACTATGATTGTATCCAAATTGATACTCTGAGGAATCAGATATGATTTGTATAAACTCTTTAGCTTCTTCTTCTGCCACCTCTCTCGGTTTATTAGACTTATTGCAGTAGCCTTCAAGAATTTTAGGTAACATTTTATCTAATTCATCTATTAGCTTTTTTCCGATATAACGACGGCAGGAATCTGCGAGCGAACCACTAAATCCACATATATCTGTTAGAAACTTAATTGTATCTTCTTGGAATACTAAATATCCATTATTTGATTTTAACAGATCATCAATTTCTTGTGATGGATTAATATTAAATTCCCTTGCAATAAGTCTATCTCTATAACTTTTTCCTGAAGGTCTTAGACTTGCATTAACTAACGACATATCATTAATTTTATATGGCATAAAGTTTTTTAGTAATGAGAAAGCAAAATCACCCTGAAATTGAAAAATTCCTATTGGTGATGTAATCATATCTTCCCAAACTTCCCTATCATTCCAGTTAATTTCATGCGATTTTAGGTAATGTGAATTGATATATTTATATGTATCTTTAATTATTCCTACATTTTTTAGTCCTAATATATCAAACTTTACATAGTTTAAGGAATCTACAGCCTTCATGGCACAAGTGGCTATTGGATAATCCTCTTTACCATCTCCATAGAACACTCCTAAATTATCTGGTAAGGTGATAGGACTTCCAATAATACCAGCAGGATGATGTCCTTTTGAAACAATTGTGTTTTTTAATCCGTCAAAGTAATAAAACAACTCTTTATTATTATCTTTTAAGGTTTGAAATGCTTGTTTAAGTTTATTTGCCTTTTTAATAGCCTGTTCTTTTCTTATTTGATTAATATAAATATCATGATTATCAAAATCTACTGAAGAACTATCTAAATCTAATTCCTCAAGATTAACCTCTGATTGAATAATATCACTGTATTCAGAAAATATCTTTTCAAATTCATCCTTGATAGCTGCAACTGCAACTAAATCTGTATAATCTAAACCTTTAGTTAATACATCGATAGTTCCTCTATCTTTTAATGTTCCAAATTGTGCTATATATGCAGTATTTTTATTGCCAAATTTCTTGATAATAAACTCATAAACCCTTACTCTATCTTTTGGTGAAAAATCGATATCAATATCTGCCAACGATATACGGTCTGCATTACAGAAACGAGAGAATACAGTATCCCATATAACAGGATTGACATCTATAATATCAAGCATATAAGCAATCGTACTACCACCAACAGAACCCCTACAAAAGCCATATGGTATATCATTAGCATTACAATAATCAACTAATTCAGACATAAACAATAAAAAACTTTCCATGCCTTGATTTTTAAATGCTAAAAATTCTTCTTTTATGTTCTTCTTATATTTTGGATTGGATTTATCAATAATTTTCTTATTTGCCTTTTCTTGATATTTGCTTAATATTTTCGTTTTAAATAACTCACTAACATTATCACCATATAAATTAGGATATTTAAAAGTCTTATCTAATGAAAAATCTTCAACCATATCTGCAAACTTATTTGTATTTTCAATTGCTTGCATATAAACATCTTCTGGTAAACAATTTTGAACTTTAAACGCTTCTACTAATTCATCATATGTTTTCCAAGTTAGGTCAAATTCATCCTCTTCTCCATAATAACTATCCTTTGACTTCTGAAGAATCTTTCTACATTCTGCTTTATATTTATTTAATGAATGGGTGTCCGTACCAGCAATCAATGGAATGTTGTATTGAATACTCCAATCATAAAGCAATTTATTATATTCCTTTTGACTATCACAATTATGATATTGTATCTCTAAAAAACATCTCTTATTATTTTTTGACATCCATATTAATAGATTACTTCTCTGATTGTATAAAAAATCAATTTGTTCATCTTTTTGTTCAATAGATATATCTTTATTTTGTTGTATTAACTTAGTTTTTTCTATTGATTGCCATAGAATTGAAGCCAAACAAGCTGTTGTGACTATAAGATTGTCGCTTGTATTCATTAATTCTTCAATTGATATTCTAGGGTTATAATAAAAGTGCCTATCAGTTTTATCTTCATTCACACCTTTTGATGTAGCTTTAGATTGCAATAAATTTAATTCTAACACGCCATCAAAATTCTTTGCATACAATCCTATATGATAACCTCTCTCGTCATTCTCAAATGCAGTACACATAGTTAATTCAATTCCATGAATATACTTAATCTTTGCCTTATCACACTCCTGCTTTTTCTTAACCCAATCATAAATTCCACAATGGTTTGAAAAGGCAATAGCTTTCATTTTTTGTGTTTTGGCTAATTTTATATAATCTTTATATGATGTACAAGAGTCTGAGTAACCATTGCAATTACTGGTATCGTCATGCAAATGATAAACTATATAATTATTTATAATTTTCACTTCCTTTATATCTGATCTAACCAACTGACATTATTTTCATCAATTTCTTCATTGCTATTATCTTGATTATCAGAATTATTTTTAAACATATTTAATTTATCCAAATATTCTTTGTATGGCTTATGCAAAAAACTGCTATAACCACTTAAATTAGCAAAATAATATGATTTTTCATCTGTAATTTCTTCCCACCATATTTTTTCATCTTGTGTTTTATTATATAATGCTTCTTTTTTTGATAAATCAATTATTTTATCCATAATATCCTCTTTTAAAATGTCGATTTCTTCTTGATTAAAAGGAATATTAACATAACAATCATTAATTATATACTTTATTTTTACATCATCTGGTAAATTATCGATACTATTTGTAAAAACCATAACGTCTAAAAATGCTTCAACCTCATCATCTGTATATCTTTTTGTTTTATTAAGCCACATTTTAACATTACTTTTTAAACATTCTCCTATTTCGTGTCTTGCTATATTTCTATTAGTAGTCTTTTTATTTGCTTGCATAATTTCAACAGTAACATATTTAAGAAATGCCCATCTGATTTTTATGTTTTCTAATGGCACACCTAATTGTCTAATTCCCTCTGCATATAACACTAACTGCCCTTTTTCCTTATCAATTTTCTTACCAGTATATATACTTGATGTTTTCCAATCAGTAATAATAAAGTCTTTACCATCTTTAAATAGAAAATCTATATATCCCTGAAAGATTAATTTTCCTATTTTTATTACAATAAATCGCTCAATATCTACTTTTTTATCGATTATTTGATGTTTTTTAAAGAAATGTCTTAAACAGGCTTCATACTTATCTGCAATTAATTTGTTTTTTTCTTCATTAGTTCTATCATATTTTAGTTCAGATAAGTTAAAACCAAACAATGAATTTTCATATTCCATAATCATATCTTCAAATTTAATCTGTTTGCCATAAAATCGTTCTAGAGTCGTATGGCAAACATTTCCAGAAATTGAATAAATTCCGTCTTTTCTATCTTCTTTGATATGACGTATGTACTTAAGATAATATTCAAATAAATCGTTCTTGGCGGTATTATATTTACTCCATGAGTATAAATCAAGTACATTATATTTCTTTTTAATAGCTTCTAATTCCTGTTTTGTTTTCCTCAATTCTTTACCTCTTTCCATTTTAGATATTCTCGGTGTTCTTTTTCATCATATTTGACTTTGTATTTCCATAAAAATTCATATATTTTATTTTGTTTGTCAGCAGGACTCTCTTTAGATTCAAGTAAATCCCATTTATCAAAAACGTAATATACATTTCTGATATTATAAAACTTCTCACATAAGTGTCTTATATGATTTATAGGTATTCCCTCATCCATCTGTATGACAATATCTACATCTAATGAAATAAGTATTTTTACTTGTTCGGAACTTATTTCATGACTACATACTGCACATCCTGTTTTGTCATTTCTACTGTGTCTTTTAAGAACTGATTTTTCACTTTCAAAAACATTTATATAATCAGCTTCTTGTATGTATTTATAATTTTCTTGTAACCCATATAAATTACAACTTTTTGGATAAGATTTCAAAGGAAAGTATTTTGGAATATCAAGCATATCCCATTCTTTAATTGTCGTTCTGCCTATAATTCCAACATAATCATTTTCACTACCACACCACCATCTATGAGGTATGATAATTCTTCTCTTTTCATTGCTGTAACCTATTTTAAATTCTTCGCAAGTCCATTGCATTATACCCTCTCTAATCCAATCAATATGAGGATATGGCATATAATCTTTTAACGCATTTTCATCAAATATTTCTATTTCATTAACATCGAATTGTATCTTATTTGATTTTACTTTTTTAAATATCTCTAATGGATCATTAATTATTTCTTTTTCTTTAGATTTTTTAGAAGTATATTTATACTCTAATCCAAATAGTTTATGTAGATATTTATTTGATTCAGGAAATGAGATATTTAATATTGTCATACATAAGGTTGCTATATCACCACGAACCACAATGCCATCTGATTGATACACTTTAATCTTTCCAGTTTCCTTATTTACTACAATGGTATTTTTATTGTGATGGTTTGGTAAACCACAACGGTATTCTTTTGTATGCTCTTTAATATCATGACACTTTAATGATTCCAATATCTCAACAATTTTATCATTGTCGATAATATATTTTATTAGTTCGTTTGTTGTCATAAATATTAAATATCCCCTTTCCTACCAATCAATCGGCACTACTGTTTTACCTAATTCTTTATAAACATTTCTTGATAAATCATGTTCAACTACTATTTGAAATGAATTTGTACTACCTTCTCTGTTTTTTACTATGAAAATAAGTTGATAATTTTTACCCTTTTTTAATTTAATTGGAATTTCTGTTTCAATATTTCCATTCCTTTTCTCTATCTTATATACATATAATTCATGCTTCCCACCCTCATATTCATCTTCATATACTTGCCTTATCATTAAACAGGTGGATGCGACATCTACAATATTTTTAGCCATGCCGATATTATCTTGACAAAAATACCTTTGCTTTGCGCTACCTTTCCCTAATTGGAATGTGATCCATATATGTACATTCTTTGATTGTGGCTTAATAACATCATTAATATCTACCATATTTTGTTGCATACTAAACCAAAATGCTTCACTACTTGTAGTTTTTGAATCTGCTTTGTATGTATCAAGCATGAAATATTTAACACCCATACTTGCATATCTCTTTATTGTCTTAATTGCTTTAGCGGTTGTATACTGTGTGAAAGGCTTTAAGATGATCATGTTTTTATGTTGTTTAATCCACTCTGCACATTTTTTAAGTAATGCTTTTGTTTCAGGTTTATATTTTCCATCTCTAACAATATATTTTTGTAAATCTTCTTTATAAATATTATTAGCAACCCAAACAAGATACTCTCTTTGCCATTTCTCCAATCCTTCCTCATTAATCATTATTACCATTTGAAGATCATGTTTGACAATAGAAGGAACTTTTAAGGTTCTTGATAGAGCAGTTTTTCCTACTCCGCTTAACCCGCCACACAAAGTAATACTACCCTCTAAATCTCCACCTATTTCTTTTGTGAGTAATGGAGAGTTGTCTAATTCTAATCCAACAGCTATTCCACCATCCAGTTTTTCAATTAATTCATCTATCCCATCGGCAATATCATGAGTAATATCATCACCATCTATATTAGAAAAAATGCTGTTCAATAATTGTTCATACTTTTCATATATATCTTCAGCTTTCATATCAATAAAATCTTTTATCATATCATCATAGATAGGAAATTTCCTTTTCAATAAATCCATGACTGCAATCCATTTATACAATTCGTCAATATATCCATCTATATTATTAACCTTGACATATTCTTTTGCATTGTCTATTGTTTCATAACCTTTGTATTTTTCATAAGCTGCTTTTAACTTTAAATGTTTTTCTAAATATAAACCAACAGTAATATCATCAAGTGTTTGTTTTTTTTCTTTAATAACTATGTCATACCCTATTTGCCAATACACACGCCAACAATTATTATGAAATAATCCCAGCTTTAAATTGTCATATGTATAATATAAGTCAGGATTAGACCATAAAATTGAAACAATATTAGCTTCACAAGCTAATTTATACTCTAATATTTTCTTGTTGGCTTTTAATAATTCTACTTCAAACGCAGATATTTCAGGTGTATTTGTTTTTTTAACGTTTGTTTGAGCTATGTGAACCAACTCCTACCATATTTCTTTTAAATCTCTGTTTTCCCTTTTCTTTTCACGCTTAAATTCAGCACCTTCATGAAAAACATGATCCATATTAATAGATAAAGCTTTTTCTTTTGCCCTTTTTGCATTATCTAATCTGATAACCATATCATTAATGTTTCGTTCAATAATTTGCATCATATAATTAAATTTGTGTTGCTCATTAGAGAATTTAGTTTGATTCGATTTAAACCCCATTATTATATCCATTTTACATGACTTGAATGTGTACAATATTGTTTGAAAGTCATAGTGTGCTTTTGCTTCTGTGGCATTATTTGCATATGCTTTGCCATCTGCCATACCTCTTAAACGTAAAACCATATACTTTGGTAGCATCATATCCAACGAATAACCCATTATTTCTTTTCTCACATATTGATATAATTCATTCCAACCAGCATAAAGTTCAGCATTATATATTTTTATATTCTCTTTTTCTTTGGCTTTTTTTTCTCTAATTCTTAGTTTTTCTTGTTTTTCTTGTTCGATTTCCTCTTTACTTCTTCTTGGCTTTATTTGTGCCATATTCACACCCCAAAAAGGGGAAATTAATCCCCATTTATTTACTTTAATAGCTTAATATAATCAATTAATTTAGAAAGTGCATCTAAATCTTCTGACTTTAATGGATTTGTCATTTCAAGTCTTTTAGATTCTTTGAGCATTTTTGTTTTATTTTCATCACTAAGCTTTCCTGCTAATGATTTAAACTCGGTTCTTAGATCATCTAAATTATTATCTTCTAATTCCATTCTTTCTTGATCCTTTTGAATGCCTTTTGATAAATCTAATCCTTTTTTTATACCAAACTTTTTAGTAGATTCCCACTTTTTTCTCCATATTTCAAATGAAATATTCTCTTTAACATCACCCTTTTGAGTTACACCAGTGCGATCTTTTAAAATCTTTCCAAAATATTTAATACCATCTTTATCTTCAACGGTATAACTTTGAATTATAATATCAAAATCATACTCTGCTTTCTTAGCAAGGTCTGGTGCTTCGCCTATTTTAACTCTATCAATACCCTTCTTTTTTTCGTCTACCGTTCCATCACGCATAATATCTTTTTGATGAGCAATTTCAACAACCCATTTACCCATTGATGACAACATAATATACATTGTTTTCAGTTGTTGATTCCATCTTTTGATGTGTCCCCAATCCCTTTGTGCAAGGTTTAAATCTTCTGCATCTACATTAATACCTTTGCTGATTTGCTTTTTAACTCTTTTTTCTACTATTTCATATGCGCTGGCTTGCATATTCTCATATAGTTTTGTACCAGAATCGATCATTATTGTGTCAAATGACTTTAATGATTCTTCGTCATTAAGTTCGTCCAATGCTTCTTGAACCTCAGTTGCGGATGTAGTTCTTAAAACATTTAAGATATTTGGATTCTGTTCTAAATAATATGTATTACCATCTTCGCTATCTGCTAAATTAATCTTTGGAAACGTACCACCTATTGTAGATTTTCCAGAACCAGTTGCTCCGAATACCAAAACCTTACCACCAACATATGCTAATACTTCTTCTTTTGGTTGAAACCCCATATGTATAATCCTCCTATAATTTTCGTTTAATGTTTATATTAGAATGGATATAAAATTCATACCCATTCTAATAATCTAACCTTATTTATTAATCGTCTAGTGCATCCATCCAGCTTGTATCTTCTGTATCTTCTTCTTCGGCATCTTCAATAAGTGCTTTATTCTTTTTAACTTTGCTATCTACCTTAGTTTCGGCAGCATGTTCTTCATCCTCAAACATGAAATCAAATATTAAATCTTCCTCTACATATTGACTTTCAGTTCTTACAATGACAGGCATTTTATTTTCATCATCACCCACCATTTTAATTGTTGGTCTGCGGATAATCATTCTCTTTTCCTTACTACCACCAACCGCACACTTACTAATAGCATCTTCCATTGTATAAGCACCACAATTAACCAAATCTCTAATATCATCTGGTAGATCAGCTTCGGTAACATTAACCAAACTTTGACCTTCAAGAATGTCACCCTCAAGTGAAATTTCTGTGATATCCTTCTTGACTCTTAGCAATTTATCAAGAAACTTCTTTGTATTTTCAGGTTTTGCCTTATCTACTTCAAGTTCAAATACTTTGTAAAATGCTATATTTTGCTTAACTTCTTTAGCATTAAACATTTTAGTATAATCTACAACTCTACAAGTGATAGGATATACTGCTTTTTCTTTGTCTAACTTTCCAACGCTATCTTTATCAATAAGTACAGTTTGTGTAAATACCGCTTTGTACTTAGTCTTATCTTCCACGCTGGATAGATAAATACTCTTTATTTCCTTTTTGCACTGTACGTTTTCATTGTAAAGTGAATACTTAAATTCTCCCTTAACATTAATAACCGCACCGTTTACCAAATTTTCATTTACATATTTAATAGCATCATAGGCAGATAAAAATTTCTTTCCAAATACTTTACCTTTTTTATCTTTTTCAAGTCCAACAGTTAGAAAACTTTTATCTCCAATTGTTGCAAGAACTTCTTCATCAAATCTATCTTCCCATGCAATTTTAAATTGATTTTCAAAATCGTCTACAGTCTTACCTTTATCATTTTCTTTTACACCATGAACATACAATACGTTATCTCTTTCAGAACCATATCCACCCATCAGTTCTGTATAAACAACATTACTTTCACCGCAATCAACTCCGATATTTAATTGATTAAATACCCAATCTGACTTCTTGCTATTTTCATCAATTTTAAATGTGAAGTCATTAATTTTTGCTTCACCAATTAATACGAATGATGACTGACCTCTTTTGAGTGGTTTCTTCTCTGTTTTCTTCGCCATAAAATAATTTTCCTCCTAAATTTTGTTTTCTCGTCTTGTTTGTTTTCTTCTTTTTATATTTTATTTAATATAAACTATGTAACTGTGTATGAAATTGTCATTTTATGATTATTTACGCACTACATATTGTGGGTTATGTTTATTTAATCACTATATATGGTGGTGTCCTTGCCCTACAAATAGCCTTTAATATCTTATTCAATACTCTTAAACTTCCCTTCCTATCATTTTATTAAAATCATCTTCTGATATAATTGGAACTCCTAATTGTTGTGCTTTTTGATTCTTACCAGATGTTGAAGTTGTATCATTATTGATTAAAAATGTAGTGTTTTTAGATACGCTTCCTGATAACTTACCTTCAAGACAAATAATTAAATCTTCCAGTTCATTTCTATTCTTAAAGGTAGTTACAGTACCAGTTACAACAAAAATCTTATCAAATAAACTTTCAAAATTTGGTGTTGATTTTTTCTGTGGTTTATTAATATTGAGAATATAAACTAATTCAAACCATTGTTTTTTATTATCCTCAATTTTAAACCAACCGTTTAAATTATCACTCATTATTTTTCCAAAATCATCAAGACTAGTAAAATCAAATCCACCTAATATTACATTGTCAAATTCTTCCCAATTATATTGAAAGAAGTTTGCTATTGTTTTACAGGCTGATCTTCCTATTTGGGCAATTCCCAAAGAATAAATAAAGTTAGCCATATCCACATTTTTAGATTTCTCAATTGCTTCAATAAGTTTTTCATATGATCTCTTACCAAATCCTTCAAGATTTATTATATTAACTTTGTACTGTTCTAGTTTGTAAATATCAGAGAATGTTTTAATAAATCCTTCAGCAATTAATTTCTCAAGCGTTGCCTCAGACAGTCCATCAATATTCATAGCTTCTCTTGAAACAAAGTGAGATAATTTACCTATTAGTTGTGCTGGACAGTTGGGATTATTACAAAATAAAAATCTTGTATCTTTAGGTTTTTTAATGATATAATCATTTCCGCATGATGGACATTTCATATTAAGTTGATATGTACCAGTTTTATCTAAATTTTCATCTATTTGAGGAATGATCATATTAGCTTTATAAACCGAAATTCGATCTCCAACTCCAAATTCAAAATCTTCAAATATATCAACATTATGAACACTTGCTCTTGATACTTCTGTACCATCAATTTCTACTGTATCAAATAATGCAGTTACAGAACCCATACCAGTTCTTGTTGTATTTGTTTCAATTCCTCTGAATATTGTTTCATAGCTATCGTCAAACCATTTGAAAGCATATAGGGCTTTGCTATGATGTCCTGTAAATCCTTGTAGTTTTCCGTAAGCGATATTATCATATTCAACAATCAAACCATCAGTTGGATAAGGTAGAGTTTTAACATTATCTTCAAACCAAGACATTGACTGACTTAATGTTTCTTTATTTATTTCTATATAATGTACAACTTCAAAACCAAGCAATCCTAAACGATGAAGTTGTAAACATTTACGAGATATTTTATCATCACAATTAACAATTCCAAATGCTTTAAATATTAACTTTCTTGATTTTGTAACATTTGCATCTAACTGTCTTACACTTCCTGATGCCAAATTCCTTGAATTTGCAAATGGTTCTTCACCTTGTAATAATAGTTCCTCATTAATTCTATTAAACTCTTCAAATGTAACCAATCCCTCGCCACGAATTTCTAAATATCCTTTATAACTAATCGTCAAAGGTATATTTAAAAAAGTTCTAACAGTATGAGTAACATCTTCGCCATATTCTCCCCTACCTCTTGTAATTGCTTGAATAAATTTACCGTCATTATATTTTAAAACAATAGTTAATCCATCAAGTTTCCAAGATAAAATACAAGGTTGATCTCCCATAAATTTTATAATATCATTTACATCTTTTGATTTATCGGCAGATAACATAGGCTCTGAATGTTTTACTTTTGTGAGAAATGGAAGTATTTCACCTTGAACTTTTTGAGTTGGAGAAATAGAAAGTATACAATTAGTTCGTTTTTCTAACATTGATAATTCATCGAAGAGTTTATCATATTGCTTGTCTGTCATTATTGGATTATCTAATGTATAATAATGATGAGATGCTTCATTACACAATTTCACCAATTCATGTATTCTTGAAATATCTGTCAAATTTTCACTTCCTTAATTCAAATTTGGAATGCCAAACAATGTCACATTTCTACTTGTTTCATTATCATAAGATACACCACAAACAACAAGTCTATTTTGGTCAACTAATTCTGTGATTCTAGGTCTTGCAAAGTTGGGATCGGATTTACCTAGCTTGTGCATACATTCTCTTGCAGTCATGTTTCCATACGTTCTAAACGCATCCAATATAACTTCTTGTCGTGTAGTCTTGTCCACTTTTATGTAACTGTCATGCCTTGTTTCTTGGGTAACTTGATTCATATTTTTGTACTCTCCTTTTCTATTGTTTTATATTAGCTATTTACTCACGTTTTATAAACCGAATAAAACATTTTATATCCATTTTCTTTATTGCACTGTAATATCAGCCATTTTAATTTTTATTCCAATCTAATTTTTGCCCACAATCAAAACAATATTTATTTCCTTTTTGTTTTGCAGAATATCCACACACAGGGCAACTTCCGTATCTTGTTTGATTTACTAAATAAGTATTAACAACCTTTTTCCCAATCTGCTTTTCAAGTGCTTTGATTGCATTATCGCAATAATAGTTTAATTCTTCTTTTATTTCATATGAAGAATCACAAGGAAATTCTGCTTGTATTGCGTTAATACCTTTTATAATTTTTTCTATCTCGTCCATTTTGATTTCCACTTCCTATCTGTTTAAAATTGGGATTTCATGCACATTTTGACACAACATATAGTGGTATGATTAATATGTAACCACTATATATGGTATGCTAAATTTCTAATAATTTCAGGTATTTCACCTATTACAACTTTTGCAATTCCATATGTTTCCATAACTCTTTTACAACTATTACAACAATATGTATGTCCTAATAAATATAGTGTTCCACCTTTTGCAAAATAATCAGATTTTCTACAAGCATCTACTTCTGCATGATAGTTTTGATGACAAACAGATTTACAGAGTTCATAGCCTACACCAGTTTCCATATCTTTTCTCGGACATTCAGTTTGTGCAGTTTGACACCAATTTGTACCAATCCAATATTGACCACGATTTTCAATAATTGCTATTGTTTCTTGTTTTGCACATTTACCGATCATATATTTCACTCCTTTCTTTTCTACACTAAGTATACCAAACATTTCTATATTTGTCAACATTTATTTTAACGTTTTACTATATTTCTTTTAGTGCTGCTTCAAATGCTCCTATACCGCTAAAGAATGATGATAGTTTTATTCCATCTTTAAAATCATTTGGAAAGGCTTTTTGTAACTCTTTATAAATTTCAACAAGAACTTTAGTTACAATAGAATTACCAGCTTGTTTATAAAGTTGCATTTTAGATGTACCAATATTCTTTGCTTTATAAAAATCTTCATCTGAAAATCCCATTAGTTTCCAACATTCAAGTGGAGTTAAAGTCCTTACTTCATATTGATCAATAATTTTTTCCACTTTGGTTTTATCTTTAGTACAAACAGAAGGAATATGTCCACCTCCTGCAGAAGTCCTAATTGTCGGTGAAAATTCATTAAAGATTCTTGGCTCTTTTTCTTTAAATCCACCATAAATATTATGTAAAATAGGAAGTTCAGCATCGTCATCTAATATATCTGTAAGTTTCTTAATTATCTTAGGAGGATCTTTATACATAGTAGCTGATAAAGTTGGACTTACTCCAGTAACACTATAAACTCTATTTCTTGTTGCAAAACTCATATCATTTTTAGGGTGACAAGTTCCAACTACTGGTTTGTCCATATTAATTTCATAATTATTATTAATAAAAAGTTGGTTTACTTTAGAATCAGAAACCATATAATTTTTATCAACTTCATTCTCTAAACATTGAAGCATATTGGGTATCTTATTAAATGGAACAGGAAAGGTAAACAGTCCATTATCAATTTCTTTTCTAACACTTAATACAAAAACTCGTTCTCTATGTTGCGGTATTCCATATTCTTTTGCATCTAATATTTTCCAATATGAATTATATCCATATTCGTCTAATTCCTTAATGAATAAATTAAAACTACTAATAAATTTATTACCTGTAATATTCTTAACATTCTCGTAAATTGAGAATTTCGGTAACTTTTCTCTTAATATCCTTAGTCCTTCAACTATCAATGATGATCTTGATTTATCAATATTAATAGAATTACAGTTTGGACAATTTTCTCTTTTAGTATAATGTGCTTCAAGAGGATTATACTCATGACTACAATCTTTACAAATCCAAACCGCACCCTCTTGTTTGCCGGCTACACTAAAATCTTGACAAGGACTGCCCCAAGTCATCATATCAAAGTCTGCAATTAACTTTTCATTTATCTTTGTAATATCACCCAAGTTCTTAGTTTCAGATTCATTATGTATTGCACAATAACTTTTTGTTGCATATTTATCAAACTCGCAAAAATTTATTAAATTATAATTCATTTATCGCTATCAACTTCCTTTAATGTTTATTATTTTATTTGTATTTACTCGAAAATAACTGCCAAGATGATATTTGCAGTTATTTTCGAGTTTTCTTTAAACTGTGATTGAAATTCTCATTTTAATCTCTTAATTTGAACAATTTTTCTATTTTTATTATCTTATTACGATTGTTTAAATGTGTCTTAACTTCTTGCTGCCATATACATTCAAAATTATCAGGTGCATTATATTCTGATATTAAAACTATATTATTCTTTGATAACTCTCTACACCAATCCCAAAATTCATCATGATTGAAATTATTTGTTATATATTCTGTCGAGTTAGCATAAGGAGGATCACAGTATATAACACAATTTTTTATTTTGTTTTTATCAAACTCTAAATAATTCTTATTAGCGAATTTAATATTTAACAACTTAGGAATTTGTTCTTTAAGATTTCTAATTGATTCATCACAATAGTTTCTTATTGTCCCTATTTTTGTATTGACTTTACCTGCATATCCACCAAAATATTTAGAATTATAACTAGCACAAAATCCGACTAGAGCAACCATATGTAATGGGTATTTTTCTTTATTATCTCTTATCTCAACATATGTATCTTTCGTGATATCAGGAGGTGGAATCCACCCATTTTGTAATTCTTTAAATAGTGCAATTAATTCTTTATGCATGTCATTTCCAATGCGTTTTTCACATTTTATTTTATCAATCATATTAGCACCACCAACAAATGGCTCAAAATAAATCTTTACATCATTTTTATCTATATAACTTTGAATTATTGGTGCAATATATTTAGATAGTTTGTTTTTACTTCCAATATATTTCAAGTATACAATTTCACCTTTCCTTAATTTTTATTTTGATTTATCAAAACTTTAATAGCAAAACTAATTTTTGCGTATTTTGTTTTGATACAATTAGCTATACTTTTCACCTTCTAAATTGTGTTCAAAACTGTCCTTTTAACCAAATATTTTATCTATTACTGTAGTTAAATAATCTTGAGTTAAAACAAAACTATTATCTTCTATTTGTTTTCTTTTCAAGTTTTGTATAAAATTCAAGAAATAAATACTATCAACTCCAACTAATTGATCTTCTAATACATAAATATCTTTTAAATTTAACTCACTTATTTGAAAAGACATTTTTACAAATTGACCAGCATTAATTTGCCATCCACGTTTAATAAACTTACGTATTCTTACAAGACTGCAAATAGGATACTTAGAACCAATATAAAACAATTCTTTGTTTAAAATAGATTCCAACGCTCTTTGATTTAAAACTGTACCAGTAGCAAATGTCCAATAATTTGTTGCATGAACAAAATCATAATTTTTATGTATTACATCAACGTCTCCGTAAAAACGAACTACAATTTGAATCTTATTAGAAAGAGTAATGGCATTTGTAGAAAGAAAAATTGGTTTATATTTGTTTTCAGGTGATTTTTCTTCTAGACTATCAGAAGATATTTCATCTCCATCACTAATAGCATCTAAATATGCATCAATTGAATAATCATTTTTATCTGCTATTTCATCACTATCTTCGGCTACTCCATCTGAATTAACCATTACTTTAATTCTGTCTGGTAGTGTGTTTAAAAGCATTCCAGATATATTTAAATATGCTGATTTATTTTCGTTTTCGTTTTCATAATTCCATCCTTTTATTTCTGAATACGAAATATCTTTATAATTAAATGCAAAACTTGACAAAGATTTTTCATTGTTTTTCCACTTTTCAACATCATCACCATCAAGTACCCAAGCATGAAGAGGTTTACCAAGTTTATTCATTTTTCCTTCGTTGTTTTTATTAAATTGGTTTGCGTAGTATTCACAAATTGCCTTTAAACTTTCTTTGGTTTTAAAATAAATATCAAAATCATTTACCGTTTCATTTAATAACATTGAAGTGATCGCTCCACCAGAAATAATAATATCAGATTTAATTTTTTGTACTAATTCTTTATCCTCAATACTATTTAACCAGTCATTAATTTTTCTACTAACAACAGCATTAATTGTTTTTGCTTTCATTTAAATTTAATTTCTCCTTTTAATATATTTTTTATTTATTTTAATTTTTGATAATTAATAGAATTTCTTCTGGTGTAAGTCCTATATCTTCATATTCTGCAAGTCTATCTGTCATGGCATAAATTACATTTGCACCAGTATGTGTTGTGGCTTCCCAATTGCCCTTTGCTCTTCTTCCATTTTTATATTTACGTTCACATGTTAATCTTTTCATATTACTCTCCATTGTATTCAAAAGGTATAATTTATAATGATTTAATTATACCGCTTAATACTCCTGCTACATATAAACATCCTAATCCTAAGAAAAATGGTATTACTTTATAGATGATTGCAGATATTATATTTTTAGTGTTTTGAATCAACGCCATAAAAATATTGTAAAATGATACTACTAAACAAATAATTATTAACATAATTTCCTCCTTAATCTTCTTCAATAATTTCACTCAAATTAGCATTTATACCTTCACAAGCAATTTTAGCACCTATTTTAACTGCATCCTCAATACAACTTTGTGCTTCCCAATAGTACCCACAACCCTTTGTAAAACATCCAGTAACATCGTTCCATTTATCAAAATTATTTTGTGCTTGCCTAATGGCATAATCTAAGTCACCTTGTTTCATACTTTCCTCCTTAATTTTATAATGCTATCGTTATTTCACACTAATTTCATATGGTTCATATCGTGAATAAGTGTTTTTCAATTTATTTTCAATATGATCCCATGCTTTTGTGTTTGAACTAAAAATCAAACCCTCACATATCCATTCAGACCAGCCTTCACAACCACTATAACTATATCCTTTTATGCCCCAAATCGATTCTTCCATATTAACCTCCTAATCTATTTATCTTCTTGAAGTTCAAAAAATGCAATTTTACCAAAATCCTCAACATTCCAACTTGTAGGAAATTTAAAGTGTGTATCAACATATTGAACCGCAAAAGTTCCATTTTTCAATATTTTAAAACATACGACTTCTCCTGTACAAATTTCTGGATAAACATTTCCGTCTATTTTCTTTAACGGTATAACAACTGTTGTTCTATCACCAACTTTACAAGGCAATATCACAAGCCTATTATCTTTCTTGGCATTGCAAATTTCTTCAAGCTTTTCAAGTGGAATATCATAAATTAAAGCATTTCTTAGTTCATATTCAAGTTCACAATAATCTGTATTTATATAATCTTCCGACAAACTACTTTTAATAGTTGCTATGTCTTTTTTAATTTCTGATATTGTTCTCATATTTTTAACCCACATTTAATTGTATTTAAAATAAGATGCGGAACTATACAAGGTTTTTTTCCATCATCTGAATCTGTAATTACTGCAATCATATCTTTTAATTTTAATAAAGGTTTTACCGAACTAGAAATATCATAACAAGGTGTATCTTCTGATATTTCAATTGTTTCTTCGGTGTAATATTTACCACTTGGCTTGAAATATGTAATTATAATTGTTTTCATATTATCCTCCTATCTGCATTCAGCTATACTAATTTTCTATTCAGGTAAAGTATATTTTCCTAATCTTACTCTTTCCATTTGAGCATTCCAGAATAATTTAAGATGTCTATAACTTTTAAAGAATGTCCAGTATACCTTGCAATTTTTACAAGCAACTTTTAAACATAAGCTACCAGAGCAAATAGTAAGTCTTATTTTAGGCTTTCCGCCACAAAATGCACAATTATCTAACTTAGCCATTTATATAATCCTCCAATAATCATAAAATAATTCTTTTATATTAACTTACTTATTTCAACAAATTTATCCACAGCAGCACCATAAATTTTATTGTAGCAAGTTAAACATAAATCATATTCTACTCGTCTGCTTGATACTGGTTCTAAACTTTCTCCAACTTTTTGAACGTATCCATAAACCGGAAGATGATATTTGTTTTCTGCTATATTACACAATGGATTAAATTCATATGCACGACCTTCAATTTTGTTTCCACAACAATCACAATTTACTATTGTCATATTTTCACCTCATTTCTTTGTTTTGATATTAAATATTCTTTATCCACAGAAATTGTAATAGATTCCAATACTGTTTCATCATCGTTAAAATTTAAAACAATCTCTTTTGCATTAAGTCCAGATATTAAATTTGAATACTTATTTTTATGTAATTTCAAAACATAATAACTTTCATCAACATTAACTTTTAAAGAGAAATGCACACCATCTGTTTGAATATCTTTATCTTTTAAAGCTATATTTTCTACTTTACCAGTAGTTAATTTACGACTTTTCATATTTTATCTCCATTTCTATGTTTTAAATAATCTTCTCTAAATATTTCATACTTTTTAGAACCATAGTATTTTCCATCTATTAATTTACAATCTTTTAAAAATATTCCTACAATCCTACCACCATATTTTTTTAATAATTTATCATATGTACTCTCAATTGGATTTCCAACGACAACTCCAAATACTATCTTTCGGAAGTTAAACTTGATAAATATTTCGCTAATGCATTTAAAAACGTCTCTTCCAAAAATAATTTTATTATCACTAAAGTTTATAATTTGTAAATAATGTACATCCATACTATCTCTACAAATTCCATATTTAATATATCCCAAGACATTATTATCTTTATCAATACTTACAAACTCATGTGCAGCCCACGTGCTTTCTATAGCTTTATATTTTTCTCGATATGAACCCATATCATAAAATTTATATTTTTCATCAAATGTAATATTAGCAAATAATAACTGTAATTTTTCTTCGTATTTACAAGCTATATCCAACATATTTTCACCTCCAAATCCATCACAAAATTATACTTTCAAACACAGTAGTTAAATTCTTCATAAAACACACATTTTAAATTCTATTTACACGTACCTCCAATAAATAAAACCTTTATTTCACCACAGGTTACACATTCTACTTTTCCATCATTATTTAATTGATAAAACTCATCACTACCACAATTACATTTTACTGTCTCTCTGCCAATATACTTTTTAAACTGAACAATTTCCCTTTGGTTTTTTGTCAATTTATCGCCTCCTATTCCAAAACATTTTTAACATTAATTTTTGATATCCCATTAATTTAGAGCCAAACATATCTTCCATAAATTTATCAGGACGTTTACGATATAATTTAATTATCTTCTTATATTTCCTTTTAATTATTTGATACTTTATCTATTCATTTACTGATCTGAAAAATCTCAATTTTAATCACCTTCTTTATCAAAATCTGCTTGTGATTTACCTACGAACTTTACTTTATCATTTTGATTTATATATTCTATAATTTCATTAATTTTTTCTCTATTTTGCAATATTACTGTTTGCATTGCTATTCCTCTTAGTTCTTCATACTTACATTTTAATTTTTCCATGAATCCTCACTTTTATCAAAACATTAGTTTTAATCACATTTTATTTATTAAATCTTCAATTGTTTCAGCCTTTTCATCTTTTAAAATTTGTTTCCCTTTTGCAGTTTTTATTTTAAATATATCAAAATGTTTCCACCAATTCATACCATAATCTTTTTCATATCTATCAATATCAGTAAGTTTTCTCATTTTCCAAAATGTAAATCTAAATACAACATCTGTAATATAATTAATTTTTACAAAAGTAAACTTTAAATATTTATTTTTCCAATAGGGTATTTGAAAACCAAAGTAATATTTTATATTATTCATATTTCCCTCCTATCTTAACAAAACAATGGTTTCGTGATAACTTAGTATCTTTCATTATTATATTCATCCCAGCACCTCTGCCAATACTCTTCTCTCTCATCATAACATCTTAGACATAATGTATTAAAATTATCTTTGTCGTTCATATAAGCTGTATTTTGCCTTCTACGTTTAGGATAAACAAAGTATCTATCACAACAACTACAGTAGCCTAAGAGCCTCCTAAATAGCTTCATACTGCACCACCTTTCTTAACTCATTATGAAATATGCTTTTTATACACAATTTTAATCCGTTTTCTCACAATTTTTAATATCTGATATTAAATTTGTAAATCTAAACATTCTGCAAACATTAGTTTTTATTGAATAATTTTCACACTGTAAACAATTTTTAGCTTCATAAATATCTTTTAAATTATTATCAACAGGTGGCAAGTTTATGTAGGCTTGCTCTAAGTCTGCAATAGTTGTTGCTTTACAATTTTTTTCATGATCTAAACATTCTATAAAATCATCAAATATAGTTTTACACTTATCACATTGATATACTGTTTTCAATATTCATACTTCCTCTTTCTTTTATTTTAATTGTTATAAGCAAGGCTACCCACTATACCCTTACTTAACTTTAATTTAAAAACTACATTTCAGTGGGTGATTCAACTTTCCATTTTTTATGATTTCTTATATCTCCGGCTATATTTTGTTCCCATACTGCCACTTGCTTTTCTAATACACCAGAACTAACTTCTGTACTATATTCTGAATATTTTAATTCCCAATTGTAACGTTGAATTATATCAAGTGTTTCTCTAAGTGCTTTAATATTAGACATATAACTATTCATATCAGTATGTAAGTTACTTAGATTTCTATTTAATAAATTTGCTTCTTCTTTAAGTTTAGTAATAATTCCATCATAGAAATTTTCTGTATTCATTTTTATCCTCCAGTGGTCGGTCACTACCCTATAAATTTATATTAAATGCAATAGTGGGGATTGCAGTAATAACTTACGAATCATAATGAAATATAGTATTTGATCTAATTTTTAGTTTTATATTGTATATACCAATATCTTGTAACGAATAGCATTATAATAAACCAAAATAAATCCGATATAAAAAACAAACTATGTATAGATGCCATAAAACAGGCAGCAGTTAAATCAAACAATGTAATTGCTACGCAAAGTATTAACATAACAATATTCTTTTTAATATTATTCACCTCCTTAAATTGTGCATGAAAACATTCTTTTATAACGACTTACTCTCTTGCCTCTTTTCTTTACTTTTATTTTACTTGTTTACTATCCTAAGTATATATGAAAATATTACCAATGTCAAGCATATTTGGAAAATAAATTTCATATACTTATATATTGTTTATTTACTCTGATTCATCTGATTAACAAAACCATTATATATTCTTTTTTCTTCTTCATCAGCTTCGATTATATCTTCTGAATATAATTCATCCTGTTGTTTTACAATTTGACCACATTCATACGCAATCCTAGCACCTGCTATCCTATCTACAAACTCGTCTGTATCAGTAATGAATCCTTGCTCACCATTAAACAGGTAACCAAGAGGTCTTTCTGGATTATGCATAATATAACCATGACGAGTACCAGTGTATATTATCCCATCTTTTCTGATTGCTGCTAATTTAATCATATTTTCTCCAATCTTTATAAAATTTCATTTCAATTTTTATTCATCAAATTTTCTACCACAGACAGGGCAAAAATCTTTATTAAAATATTGTCTTGAAATATTAGAATGACAAGTTTGACAAAAGATAAAATTCTCTCCTACCAATAAATCTTCTCTATTAAAACTATTCATAATCCAAGATTGAAAGCCAGTCTGAAATTCATAATTGCTTATATAATTTCCATCTGACAAACTAGGTTCTAAAAACCCTCTTTCTTGACATCTTTCACAATCACAAATACTATCTATTTGCACGATATCTCCATATAATCCCTTTAACCACATTCCTTTTTTTAATGGTAATGACAAAGCCACGTTATCACTCATTTCTATAATTTTATATTATTTGTATTCTCATAATAAAACACCAGTTTTGAACACAATTCAAGCCATCAGCTTCCCACCCACTTTCGGCTTACTGTTAAATCAATTTGTGTATAGATAATTTGTACTATAATTTTCATTTATTTCTCTCTTTTCATTATTATTCGTTTTCTGATTTTTAAAAACTAAACCATCTCAGTTTTAAAATTGATTATGCTGCTATCCCTATCATTATTATACTGCTATTTTAACACATACTTTTAACGGATTTGTAATCTCTTTAAAAGTCCTCTTATGCTCTGTAACGTCCTCTGCTTGTATATCCTTATAACTATGTACAAATTGTTTATCAATCATCTCCCAGCCCTTTAAACCCTTAAGCTTGTCCACAAAATCAGATCTATTAGCTTGTACTACTTTCCATGATAGATTATCAAACTCTGCTATCTTATTTAACTCCACCAATTCATCACGCATTGCTTCAACTTTTGCCCTGTTATCATAGCCTCCGCATGCATTTACATTGGAAGTATAACTAAATTGGCAACCATTTTTGCTATTGGTCTTTGGTTGAATCTTGAAATGCCCCCAGAAGTTACCAATATTATCGATTAAAAAAAATTTGCCTATGTCTTTACATTTGTCTTTCATTTTTACATTCCTCCTAATTATTTTATGATCTAATTATAATACTTTAATTGTACTATAAATGGTACTACCCTAAAATCTCATTATAAAATTTATTTATTCCAATATCACTCCTTAAAATTTTTATTGATAATTTTTTAAAAATATATTATAATACAATTATGATTGTATATAATAATATACTTTCTGTCATGAGCATAGTCTTACATTTTGCGGTGAGGGACTATGCTCTTTTTATTTTTCCCCTTCTGTCTTTTTGAGGTCGGCAACAATCAAATCAACGATGTATTTTTTTAGAAATTTACCTTTTCTCAGAGCTTGCATTTTAACCTCTAAATAAAATTTTTCATCGACCTCAAAATGGATTTCCTTTGCCACAAATAATATGTCACCTCCATATTTTACCCCATTCGTGGTAATGTTGTCAATAGACATTTGCACAAATAAAAAGAACAAATGTTTATATACTAATTATAATGGAATATTGCGATATTGTCAAGCTGTTTTTATACGTTATATTAAGCAAATATATTTTATTTTAATTGTTTATTATTAAAGATTCAAGCTGTTTATTAGACAACTTGAATAAAAAATCTATATTAAATTCTCATACTTCCTTTTTGTAATTTTAGAATCTTTATTATTAATATTATATATTTCACTAATATTTTCCCAATCCAAGTCTGATACTTCTCCTTTTGCTTCTTTACATTGTTTTGCCAAGTCAATTAAACCAGAAAAGAATATATTGTTTGGACTCAAGAACGGATTACCAACATATTTTTTTATTGCTCCAAAACTTTCCCTGATAGAACTCTTATTAAATACTCCTATTTTATTTTTACCTGCTGGACGAATTACATATTGTGATGGATTAATTGTAAAAAACATTACTCCAGTTTGACCTTCAAAATTTCCATTACTTCGTAAATATTCGGTTTGCTCAATTGCACCCTGCAAAATATTATAAGTTCTTTCTGAAATTGGAATTTTTCGGTTTGGCAGAACAATTCTATTAGGCAATACATCATCTTTTGTTAAATTACGAATTTCTTCTAACTCCTGACCTCTGACACCTACGAATAATAATTCCAATAATGCTCTATCTCTTTCATTTACTAAAATCTTATCTTGCATTTCAGTTAATTCTTCTCTGGTAATATATTGATTTGCGACATAACCCTTATTCAAATACCGATTTTCATTTAATGTTAAGGTTGCAAACCAATTAGTTCTACTCGGAACACAGCCCTTTTCAATGCAAAATGTCATATATGATTTTAACCTTGAAATATTTGCATTTACAATGCCCTTACTTCTATTAGGATATGATTTTAATAATTCATCACATTCAGTAGAATTAAATTCACAAACATCTTTGTCAAGCATATCTTCGGTCTGTGCAGCAACAGAAAATATATGCTTAAAATTATTAATTGTTCCATCTGCTATCATAAGTTCTTTTAGTTTTTCATAAAATTCTAATTTTAGATTTTCTCTTTCTTGTTTATTCATGTGTAACTACCTCTTTAAAATTATTAGCAAATGCTTTAGTAATAGTGGCATAAATAATTCTTGTTAAATCATTTTGGGTTATAACTAAATCTGTTGAAGGTTTGCTTTGTACATATAAGTTGTATAATTTTACTATTGCTGAAAACCATAAACTCTCATTCGTTTCAATAAGATAATCTGGATTACTTTCAATAAGCATATTTAATCCATCTATAATGAATTTACTTTGTTTTATCATGTCCATATTATTTTGTGGATTAAATGTATAATTAATCATTTTGAGCAGTCGTGGATAGAGAATTAGTCCTTGACTATTTTTGATAAAGGCTTCGTCATTTACAATTTTCTCTTTTAGATAACTTGGATGTTCGTTTAGCTTTTTAACAAGTTGATTAGAAAAATTATTATTATCAATTGTCTTAATATAATTTGTATTTATTTTATTTCTTTTATCTTCTTGGACTATAAAATTCTGTGCTTTTGATATATCAAAATGAGTTATCATTATTCCAGTTGTATAGTTGATATTCTTATTCTCTTTAAGTGCCTGTATCATACCTAGTGACCTATGCCATCCATCTGTCAAGGCAATATCACCATCGGTTATTATGAGTGTTCTTGACTTTGTATTATAATTAAAATCTTCTTTTCCATTTTGCTCAATATTAAGAGTTATAAAATTTGAAACAAACCTATTGTTTAAAATATCATCTTTAATACTCCTGACTGATTCCTTGTTTGTGCTGATTTCTGAAATAATACTACCTTTATATTCTTTTAATTTCAATCCTCTTTGTGTTTCAGGATTATATTGTATACGCTGGGTATCAATCTTCTCATTAAATTCTTGTATTGATAATTTTCCAGCCCATTGATTCTCATTAATTTGGATCATATCTGTAAAAATTAATGGATCATTGGAGGTATCAATATTCTCAATCTCATATTTTTGTGCTTCTTCTATCTCTATTGGATAAAAAAACTTAGCTGGATTAAGTGCCTCTGATTTAGTTACATCAAATAAAGCAATAGTAAACAAGCATAAAACTATAAAACTAAATGTTTCCATTGGAGTATTCATGAAAATGAAATCATTAACATCGCTTAGTTTAAAACCTTTCGTTTTCATTATTTCAAAAATAGATGCTTTAAAATTTCGGTTCTGTGAATACTCTCGCAGTGCTGATTTTAATTTGCTTTCAAGCAAGCTTCTATCAACTATCATAATTAAATCTCCTTTTTATATTTCTTATATTACTATTATATATTATTTGTTTAAGAATTACAATGCAAAATTAATCCAAACTTTACAAATATATTATTAAACTTTTGTGAAATATTAACACAAATGCTTTTATTTTAATTGTTATATAGCTATTTTTTGCTTTAATAAACATGGATTAACTGTAAACAGAACTCCTTTATGAGTGTAAATACTATCAAGTGCGTGTTCCAGAGTTGATTTTAAGCCTTGAGTATGATAAATATTCTTTTTGCCAAATTTATTTTGATGGTATAAGGTATATTGTCTTTCTCTTTTAGCATGATAAGTGATTTTCCAATTATCTAATCCTGTGTCAATGAATAAAGTGTCAGTTGCTGGAAAATATTGTGGTCTTAAATTATATTTTGTCGTTAATGTTTCAATTTCTTGCTGATTCATTGTTGTCACTCCTTTTATTTTGATTATTTAACTGATATTAACTGCATTTCGATATTTAATTAATCTTTGCTTAGATGTTTCTGAATATATTTGAGTTGTTTTTAAGTCTGTATGTCCCATCATTTTTTGTATAACTTCTAATGGAATATCATTTTCTTGCGATGTATTTCCAAAAAAGTGCCTAAGACTATGAGTATGAAGTTTTGTTACATCAACATAAGCTTTATTAAATACCCTTTTTACCATCTTTGCCATACCTTCAGAAGTTATTTCAGAACCATTTAATTGGATAAATAACTGTTTCGTATCTGTTTTAGGTCTATTAATTAAATATTCTTTTAAAGGCAACAAACAAGCATCCGACAGAGGAATATCTCTTTCTTTATCTCCTTTACCTCTCATTACAGTTAAAATACCATCTTTTATATCGCCTAATTGTAAGTCTGTTAGTTCAGAGAGCCTTAATCCAGTATTCATAAAAAATACAATAATGCAATAATCTCTTGATGGGAATTTAGTTTTTTTGCTTACTTCTAAAATATCTTTTGCTTCATCGGAATTAGGGAACTTTGGTTTTCTTTTAATTATTTTACCTGTTTTAAGTTTTTTGGGAATATATAGAGTATCTTCATCAATTAATTTGGCATCTTCATATAACCAATTATAGAAACTGCTTAATGTTCTAATCCTTCTTTTTTTTGTATTTTCACAAACATCAGTTGAGCCTAAAAAATCATAATAATCCTGTTTTGTAAGTGACTTAATAAAATCAATGTCAATTTTAGATATGCCTTTCGCTTTCATTATAAAATTATAAATTAATTTCAGATCATTGGAGTATGATGCTATTGTTTCAGGTGACTTCTTTTCAATCTTTTCTTTAGAGTCTAAAAACCTATCACATATTTCTGGAACTATATCTCTCCCTATTTGCTTTTTCATTGTATCCACTCCTTATTATTGTTTATATTATATTATATGTGTTCTATAAGTTAATTATACACTTTATTTCGTATTTGTCAATGATTATTTTTAATATATTTATATTAAGTTTTTACTCATTGAAATTTACTGACTGTTTCCAGTTGCTCTTTATACTCATATGAATCTAATACATACTTAGGCTGGTGCTTATGCTTTTTAATATATGTAGCATATCCATTTATACCAAGTCCATAAGCTCCAACAACTGCAAAAGCAAGATAATCATCAAAATATCCTTCATCCATGTAATAAATCTCAAGGTCTTTTAATTTTCTTGTTGCAACCTCAATGTTCTGTCTTGCATTAAATGGATTGAAGTTAGTTATATTATATTGTTTTGCCCAACCCTTATAATATGAACTACTTAATTGCATCAATCCGTCATAAGTAGTCCAACCTACTCTATTCCTTGCTTTAACTGTCATTCGGCTTTCTTCCCACATAATTGACAGGACAAGTGTATATGAGAAGTTAAGCCTATTGCAGAGGTCAAATGTGTACTGTTGCAAGTCTATTGGTAAGGTTATGGCGTACTGCGGTAATGGTGGTATAGTTTGTTCAATAACTGGTGTAATAGGTGTTACAGGCTCTATTTGAGGTTCTATTGGCTGATCTGATTGAGTTATTATAATTGTTGGTATATTTACTAATTTTATATTAATTGTCTTAGCATAAGCAGTTAAACCACTTATTGTTGCAAATATGAACATAACGGCTAAAAATAGAGAAACTAACCTTATTTTGTGAGTTTTAGTTCTATATAATAATATCATTTATTTTCTTTATCATCCTTTGTTTTTTTTATTATTGTCACGAAATCTGTATTTTATTAAGAGTTATAAATCAATTGTTTTTTCTAAATTAATTTCATATTCTTTCATAAGCTCTTCTTGATTTAAAATAAGTTCTTTTACTGTTTCTTGTCTTTCGTTTTCGTTTTTTATCCAGCTACAGTAATTTGATTCATTATAATATTTTATAGTTTCCTTTGATGAATCTATTCGTTTTTTCCAAAAAAGTTTATTAGAATATAAAAATTCTTCTTCGGCTCTATATCCATATCTTACAGATATATGATTTTTATCTATCCACATAACTGTTTTACAAGGGAAATTATTATTACTAATATTTGCATATTCCGATGCATCACGTAGATTTTTACATGGATGATAATCAACATCTAAAATTATATTATCTCTTTCCTCTAAATCATGTTCTATTAATTTAGATAAATATAAAATAAATTTATCTTTGCTATCATTAATTACTGGCTCAACAAGCATACTGGCTAATGCCATTCCTAAGAATCCAGTAGAACTATTATCTCCATTGTCAAACTTTGGATCAGAAATTTTATCTACCCACCATTCAGCAGCTATTTTTGCTATTTCTTGAATATTTTTACCCATAATTTTCTCCATTCTTATTTTAATTGAAATACTGTTTTATACTAACTTTAATAATTCATTCTTATTATTTAACTCTGGATTTTCAATAACCATTTCCACAAGTCTATTAATAACATCTCCTATTTCTTTACCTTGTTTAAATCCAATTTGAATTAAGTCGTTTCCATTAATAGCTAAATCCTTTTTATCAAAACATTCCTTTGTAATTAATACATCTTCAAGAATCAATTTGATTTTTTCTAACTTATCACACCTATCTTGATAATATTCTAAATTTTGAGCCTTTATATCAGCTTCTTTTACTTTCAATAAATCTCTAAAACTTTCTTCTCCGATTTTGTTTAATAATTTTTTAACCGATTTTCTGCTATCAGATATTTCCATATCATGATATAAAATTAATTCTTTGACTTTTAATATAGTATCATTGTCATATTTTAGTTTTCTAAGAATCTGTTCTGATAATTCAGATGATACTTCTGCATGACCATAAAAATGTCCAATACCATTTTCATCAACAGTTTTACATTGAGGTTTAGCAACATCATGTAATAACATTGTTAGTCTTAAATATAAAGTTTTCTCTATAAAGTTAGCACTATTTGTTAAATGTTTTCCTACACTAAAACAATGGTATGGATTATCTTGATTAGTCCAAAAACAAATATCTAATTCAGGTAAGTGATATTTTAATAACTTATAATAATTAACCGTATACATATCAAGAGGATTTGACATTAATATTTTATTTATTTCTTGTGAAATTCTTTCTGCGCTAACATTTTTAATTAATTCTGAATTATAATGAATTGCATCATGTGTAAGTTTTTCAATGTTAAATCCCAATTGTGCTTGAAATCTTACTGCTCTAAGCATCCTTAACGCATCTTCTTGAAATCTATTATTGGGATTACCAACACATTTTATAGTTTTTAAAACAATGTCACCCATTCCAAAAAACGGATCAATCAACCCCTCATCATAATTAAATGCCATTGCATTAATTGTAAAATCTCTCCTTGATAAGTCCTCTATTAAAGAATTAGTAAAAGTCACTTCATCAGGTCTTCTATTGTCAGAATAATCACCATCAATTCTAAACGTAGTTACTTCATAATTTTCATCATTTATAACAATAGTTAATGTTCCATGTTTTAAACCTGTTGGAATGACTTTAAATTCAGAAAACAACATAATCATCTGATCTGGTAATGCATTAGTACATATATCCCAATCTTTTGGAGTTTTATTTAACAAATTATCTCTTACGCAGCCACCAACAATATACCCCATAAACCCATTATCTTTTAACTTTTTTAAAATAATATTTACATCTTTAGGAATTACTATTTTAAAATTCATTATTTATCACTCTTTCATTTACACTCATAACAAATTCTTCAATGTGTTTATAATTAGGATTTTTAGGTAATGATGTGTTATTTTTAGCATATTCAAGTTTTTGTTCATAACCATTTATTATTTCAAAAAATTCAGATTGATACGAACCATCTTCATTCATGTATTTGCCATTCCTTATTTCCATTAATAATTCAATATCATTTTCTCTATAAGTGTTTATTTCTTCCTTTTCAAGTATATCTAAACACATTAAATATAATCTTATTAAGTGCATAGCATGTTTATTAAGATGCTGTTCGTCCTTTTTATTATTTCGCTTGTTTAACTTATTAAAATCTTTCATAATATTATTCATTTCAGAACATATACCTAAATAATCTCTAAGAGGATATTTCTTTAAGTTTACATCCATATAAATTTCTTCACCGAAATCTGTTTTGTTAGAATTATCAATAAATAAGTTAATACTTCCATTATCAAACTCGGTATATCTGTCACTAAATGATAACATATTATTTTTCAAGTTATTTAGTATATGTTTTTCTTTTTCATTATCAGATACCCTATCTCTTGCTATTGCATTTTTTAATCTCATTAGCTGTTGATTAGCATATCCACCAAAACTATAAGAAGCTCTTTGTGATAAGAAAAGTTTTTTATTATCCAATAAGGATTTTCCTATATCACTTAAAATAAAATAATGTTCTGGTTTGCATCCAAGTATCTCAATAGTATTTGGATTACAATTTGAAATTAAAGAAATTACTTTATTAAAACTAAAAATTGTAGTATCAGTTTCATTATTTATAAACTGCTCAAAACTTGATAATCCTATTAAATCACTTCTTTGGTTCAGGGTAATACCCCTTACGTCCAAATCTGAATTTTTGTTACTTGTACCGTATGCATGACTACCACCTAATGTAAGCATAATAATATTTTTACCAAGTAATTTGTCATTTCTTAAAAAATCATACTCACTACTATTTATTTTAAGTTTTATATCATTTGTTGTCATTTTTACCTCCTAAATTGTTTATAAAATATTCGTTTCGTACTAAGTTTTCTTTTTATCTTTTGTTTTACACTCAATACATTTAATAGTTTTCCCAACCGACCATCCCTTTTTTCTTATTATTCTTATCATTGTACCTTTAGTAACAATATAGTCCCAATGTAATGATGATCCACATTTATCACAAGTTATACCAGAATAAATACCCATTAATTTCTCCTTTCATTACAAATTGTTTATTTTAAATACACTTTAGTTATAACTATTTATTTGATACTTCATTTATATAATTGAAAAATAATAAAACTAATAATCCTATAAAACATATAATTCCCCATACTAATAAATTTGTTGTAATAAATTTTCCTATAAATATTAGTATTAATATAAATGCTAAAAAACCTAATGTTACTTTTAAAATATCATATGCCATATTTTCTTTCTCCAATCATAATAAAAGTTAATTTTAATTACTCTTTATAAAATAATCTATCTTCTTCTTTTTGCTTTTGAAGTGCATCAATAGCCATTTCAAGATACACTACATTTCTATTACCATATTTCATCCTAAAATTTTCACATAAATTATGAAGATTTTGAATTGCCTCTTCTTTGTGTATTTGTTCATCTTCTGGGATATGTCGAATATTTACTATCATTTTAACTCCTCTATTCTTTATAAAAGGTTCATTTCATATACAATTTTTTACTTTTTGATTTTAATATGAGTATAATAATCGTTGTCTATTTTATAGACTTTGTTTTTTGTCGCCCAATTCGGAAACATCATTAACTCAATATTAAATTTATTATTAAAATCAGCATTTAAATAATTAAGAATATCATTTTGAATACTTCCATTATTATTTAATTTTTCTAATGCTAAAGTCTTTCCATAAATACCATTAGTTATTTGTAAATACTTCTGTTTAAATGATTCCGTAATATCTACTCCTCACCAAATGCTCAATTTATTATTAATTATTTGTGATTTTACCTACTGGACTAACAAACAGCCAATATTTACCACTTGATTGTTTTGTTATTCTAATATTAAATTCACCACTTCTTTTAGTTCCTATTAATATACATTTTTCATTTGAATTTTCAACGCTTTCTGGAGGAATACTTGAATTATCTGGACTCCCCAAATCATAATAATCCGCTATTTCTCTTTCAATAATTGAATAATATAAATTATCAATAATAATGCTTAATGCTTCCATTTAAATTTTCCTTTCTTCATAAAATACTACTTTTGAACACTTAACCATTTTACAAATCTTTTTGCTTGATATTCAGTTATTTCTTTAACTTGTTTTTCTAATTTCCATTCTGATAATAATCTTTGCCACTCATGTGTTTCTTCAAGTTGAGTATAATATTTAATTATTGAATTAAATTCTGATTTTTCTCTTTGCTTAATATGTTGTAATGCAATATTCAAATATTTTATTGCATAAGCAAAATTAACTGGTCTTCCTCCAATTCTCCAATTACCAATGTTTCTATTTGTAATAGCATATTTTAACCACACACTATTCATATAAGTTAAGTTTATAAATTCATCTTTATAAACTTCAAAATTTGATCTTGCACCTTTATCAGACCAACTTTTTTCAACAGAAACGAAAATACTATTATTTTCAATTAAATTTATAGTATAAATCTTACCATTTTCAACATTACAATCATGTGTCCTATTTGCGTAGTTTCTACTTCTACTGCAATCACTATATCTACCTTCTGTACCCCTATCTGTTAATCCTTGAACAAAAAGAACCATTTCTCCAATGCTAACATTTTCGTTTACTTTATTGACTATTCCTGAAAAATCTCCAAAACGATTATCTGAAATCCAATTATCAGCAGCACTATAAATAATATATTTGGATGGAGATGTAAATGATTGTGGTTCTGGTAAACTAATTATATTTTTATATTCAAGCAATCCTTGTAGAATAGAGAAGATAAAATACCGACTTGCTATATCTTCCTTTGAACTACTTACCTTTTTTAAATTATCATTATCTTCATAAACAACTTGTTTTTCCGATGGCACATAAAACATATCTTCTTTTATATTTATCATATCATCATCTGTCCAGCCTAAAAATACATTATCACCATTACGAACAATAATTCCTATTTTTGTTCCATGAAATATTTCATAAGTACCAAGCATATTCTCCCATTCTGAATGAACTCCAAATACTTTATTATCCTTAGTCATTCTTATAAGTGTAATACATTTATCATTAAGACAAAATGTTTCAAGAGCTTCTGGGCTGTGCTTTAAAAACAATTCAAACTCTTTATGATCATTCCATTCAAGATTATAAATACTTGCCATTTTACCTAATTCTTCATCAAGATATCTTACTTTTTGAAACAGCACAATAGGAGATTCAATATTAGCTTCTTTACCTTTCCTTATTTGAATAAAATCTACTACTTCACCTAAAAAGCAACGAATACCATATATTTCCGTTTCAATAACAAAAAGTTGATTTTCTAACATTTGAATTTTTAATTGCATTTCTGCTTTCTTAGCATCAAGAATCGCCATCATATCTTGTTTTTGTTTTGCTAATATTTTCATCTTTTCATCAATTTCAGCTTGTAATTTTATAAGTTCACCACTTTTTGAATTTTTAATATTATCCATTTCGGCTAATAATTCATTTACTTGATTCTTTTCTTCAAATAAAACATCATTAATATTTTTTATTGAAACATCGGTTAAAGCATTCATTGGAACTAAACTGGTAGTGCCAATATTTGTTTCATTAATTTTGGTTAAATTTCTAAGTTGAGATAATCTATATTCTGAATAATCTACATTAAATTCAATATTTAACCATCCATTAGGAATAATAAAAGTATTCCTATCAGTATTTCCAAATCGAATAACATCAAATAATTCGTGGTTATAAAGTAATTCAAATGAAAGATTATAATCTAAAATATAATTTTGTAATTGAGTAATATTTTTAATAAATTCATCTGTATAATATTCAGATGATCTTTTAAATTGGTTAGAATGTATTCTTGAAAGCTTATCAATTTTCTCTTGCATTCCATAAAATAAATTTGTCCAATTATTTATGCCCCAATCATTACCATTAACTTTATACCATTCAATAAAATCATCAAAATTTATAAACATTGCTTTACCAATAACAATTAATTTATTAGACATAATTTCTCCCTTCTTATTTCTTAATTGTGATTAAAAAGATTATTTTGTATCAACTATATCATATTCTACTTCTGTTGGTTCATTTAACCAGTTTATCATATTTGTTAAACAAACCGTATCACAGTTTGAATTTTCGGCAGGACAACTATTACATTCAAAATGTAAACGTAAAAAATTTGCTAACCATTCAACATCTTGTGTAAATACTTCAAAGTTTGTCATCCTCTTAGATATTATTTCTTCATCTAATTGATTTTCATGTATGTCAAAATTTATTCCCAATTCTTCATCTCTTAATAAAAGATTATTACTAGGACTAATATTGGCTTCTCCCCATTTTTCAATAACCGTGCATTCTGATCCTTGATAAATTACTTTATCTCCTACATTTACTGTTTTCATATATTAGCCTCCTTAATTCAAACTGAAATGATTGATTTGATTACTCTTTATATTTTATTAATATTCGGCTAATATTTTGTTTTGTTGTATTCTTGGCTTCGGAAATCTGTTTTATAGTCATACCTTTACTTATCATCTCAATAATTTCTTTATGCTTGTCTGGAATTATTAATTTAACTTGTTGTAATGATTCATTTTTACTTTTATATTTTAAAAACTCAACATATTCAAATAATTGTTTCTTTTGATCTTGAGTCATTTCATTAAATATATTTACTAAAACATAAGCATCATCTGTGCAGTTTTGCATTAAACTTTTTACATCTGATATACCTAATAAATAATCTGTCGAACATTTAAATTCCTTAGATAATATTTTTAATGCTTCAATACTCGGATTACCACCGCTTTTCCATCCAGATAAGGTGCTATTACTAATACCAATACTATCTAACATTGGAGAAGGTTTTACATTTCTAATATCACATAGCTCTTTCAATCTATAATAAAACTTTGATGTTTCAAATTGTTTTTGTTTAGATAAATTTATTAACTCTTCTGGTGATGATTCAAGATAATTTGATATTAATAAAATTCTTAAATGATTAGTTCTTGAAGGTTGATAATTTTCTAAAAAACTTAAAGGTATTTTTAAATTATTTAATGTTTCATCAATTGTTCTGCCTCGTTTTTTACACATATCTTCAAGTTTATTTATAAACTCTGTCATAAAATTATCTCCTTAAATCAATTTAAAATCGGTCTTTCATATTAACTTATGTTTTTCTTAATTTTTCTACTGTTTTAATTGCATCAATTCTATTAATGAATATAGATTTATTAATATCTTTCTCTGTAAAATAATCCTTTTTATAGCATCCATAAATATCTCTATATTCACAGTCATATCCAATATAGGTTCTTGAATTAGTTAAAGAACATCTAACAGTATTAATTCTAATTGGTAGTATTTCTTTGTCTTTAATTCTAAAAACAGTTTCATCTGTTGCACAAGAAAATTCAACTTTATACAATTTTATACCTCATTTCTGTTCCAAATTCGCATTTTAACCTAATTATACATACTAGCATTATATTTATCTATTGCTTCTTGTAACGTATCACAATCATAAATTCCACCGTCTACATAGGCTTGATATGTTATCTTATTTTTATAAGGATTACATATAGCATTAATTTTTCTTGCACCTTTTAAAGTTTTTATATCTACAGCAATTTCAAAAACATGTACATAATTATTAAGTTCTTCAATATTTATATCTGTATTTTTCATAATCTATCACCTTTCAAATTGTGTTCCAATCTCATATTTCATCGCAATATCCATTATCATAACATTCTTCACAAATGTCTTGATTGACTAACATCTGTTGATTTTCTGTTAATGATTCCATTCCTAATGCATCTGCCTGTCTACAAAGTTCATTATATAAGTCTTGATCTGGCGTATAAATTTTATCCCCACAATGTTTACAATAAGACATTAATTATCACCAGCTTCTTGTCTTTCTGATTTCAAAATATCTATGACCTCATTAAGTTTTAATAATACTTCTTTGCTGCATTTAATATCAAAACCTTCTTTAATGAGATTTATTAAATCCTGTACCATTTCTTCTGGTTGCTCAGTAGTATCATATTTTTGAAAACATACCTTGTTACCGTCTATAAACAATTCAAACGGATCACCATCATGAATCCTCATTGTTCTACGAATTTCTTTTGGAATAACTACCCTACCTAAATCATCTATTCTTCTAATAATACCAGTTGCTCTCATAATCATTCCTGCTTTCTTATTATATAATATTTACTCTAAATCTGCAATAGAATTAACTGTTTTCGAAATAGCCATTTTGTTATGATTTAGATTCTTTCGGATATCAGCTTTCCATAACATTTAATAGGAAAGTGATAAGTGCCAAATACAGTTGATCCATCAAATAAAACTATATACTCCCAAACCTTTTCTAATCTAACTAAATCAACAATGATTCCTTTATGCTCAATTCCAAAACGTGTAGCTATAACTTCTTGTTTCAGTTTTAAAGGTAAAAATAAAAATATAACAGTTGTAATTAAATCATGAATAGGTCTTTTATGATACTTCATATAGTCACTTCCTCTCTTTATTATCTTACCTAATTATACTATATTTTATTTTACTTGTCAATACTTATTTACAAATCTTTTATATTAATTGTTTAGTGTGTTGATTGACCTTAGATATTTGTCACAAAATTGTTGTGCTGCTTGGCGTGATATATTTAAACTTTCTCCAATTATCTTAAATGTTAATTTATTATTGCTTTGTCTTAGGTTATATATTTCCTTTCCATGTTCATTGTTGTAGGCTCTACCGCCATTGTTAAGACGGTAGCCTATCTTTGTGTATTCAGGTCTATAAGTGTTGCTCCATGCCTTATTACGACCTGCGTTAGGTGTGTTATTGTTCATCTGTTATGCTCCAATCATTAATAAACTTGCTGTGTTGACTATATAATAATCCTTATTGTTCATTACCTTGTTATAGTTTTCCTCACCTTGAAATTCATCAATTACACTTTTTTCTTCAATATCCATATCTTTATATTTCTTTTTACCGTATGCAGGTGGCAACCATCCTTTTTTGGTGCTTCCAAAAATATTGAATCTATCAAGTAAATCCATGTTTAAAAACTCCAAATGGCATGTGCCTTTTTTGAAAAAAGTTGCTCTAAAGAACTTTAATTCAATTTTTGCAGAAATATTATCTTTTTTCGCTTGTTTTAATATTTCTCTTATATCAACATTTTCTGTTACTCCACCGTCAAGATAATTAAAAACCTTTTCAACATCTTCAAGTTTATTAATAGTTTTATAATCAAAATCAAGGCTTTTACTCCATGAATCAAAACCAGCAAGTGGTATGATCACTTTCTTATTAATTTTCCAGCCCTTATTAGTTTTCCAGCCATTAAAATAATGAATATTTTTTGACGTTTCATCATACCAGTTATGCTTGTGAGAAAATTCATCAAATAAACTTAGAATAGTATCATCTACACCCCTTGTTACTTTACTCATCATTTCGACTTGGACTGACTGAATGTTATACAATGAAAAATCATAATCAACTAATTTATTAACTCTGTTATGGTATTCCTCTCTTAAATTTGATGTAAGCATATTCATAAAATCTGGATTATTAAATAATGCCGACCAGTATTTACGCCTTACCATTTTAACATAATCATTAATCCTTAAATGATCTCTGTTATTATGTTCTACGTCAACAACTAAACTTAAAATTGGATTACTATTCTTTTCTTTAAGATTTTTCAAGATAAACGGTTGCATTGCTTCATATTCTTCAATGAGTCCAATACCAGCTTCAATTTCTAATTTATATTGATCTATTATATTAGTAACAAAATCTTTTTTAATGATACCTGTTATGCTTTCTGTTATACGTTCTTGCTCGTGTTTTTCTCTTAAACCTGTTAAGATATAACTTTCATTTTGTTGTGCTGGAATATCAATTTTAATTAATGCAATTTCTACTCCTGTTTTTCGTTCTGCTACTATAAAAGCATCTGATATATATTCAATAGTTGCATTGAGTTCTTCAAGTTTACGCACTAAATCCTTTCTGTTATTGCTATATGGATTCTTTAAGGTTTCTGCATTTAGTAAACATACAATCTTACCGCCATGTTGTTGCATCTCAATTGCTTTTGCAAGATGTAAATTTCCATTTAAAAATGGCGGGTTCATAATAATTAGAGAATATCTTTTGTATGTATCATACTTTAAAAAGTCATCAGATACAAGTCTATATTCTTTGCCTTTAAGAATGTGTTGTAAATTGGTGTCAATTTCAATTGTATCAATGTCATAATCAGAGTTCTTACTGTTATAGCCGTATCTGCGTTCATTTTTAAATTTATTACGAATAGCATCTATTAAGTCCCCTTTACCAGCACTTGGTTCTAAGACGGAAGTAATAAACATAAAATCAATACCGCTTAACATCTTATGAATTAGATTTGCAGGTGTTGGATAAAATTCTTCAATATCATTTAACATATAAATACACCTCTGTTATTGTTTTTGCTTGATATGGATGTTATCAATTCTCTTTGTGCTTCTTGCATCGTATCAGAAGAGAAAAGAAATACTCCATTTAATATAACTTCAATATGCTCCATGACTTGTTTATATATTATATTATTTGCCATTATTGTTATCCTCCTGTTATTATATTTTAACTGTTTTATTGTGCTTGAAATTAAAGTTTTGTTATAAGTTGACTCTGTCTATTTCATTTTTTAATAAAAACATAAAGGTGTAAAATTTATAGTCATTTGTTATACTCAATATAAAGTATTTTTTATTATCCTCATAACGGCTTTTGATTTTATAATAATCTGGAAAACCCTGATAATAAAAACTATCATCTCTACTTAAAAATAAACCATCTTGTATTAAAATTAAATCTTTATCATTAATTATTGCCATCTCATAACCATAAAAATTTTCTCTAAATACCATTTTGCAGCCCTTATAATTCATAAATATAACTGGATTTGTTATGCTTTTACTCGTATGCTCTCCAATAACTGAATGATGCTCATTAACAAAATCATAATACTTTTCATAATCTTCCTCTTGATTGTTATAAAATAAAGGCAATATTGTATCTCTCCAAAAAATAATATTATCCCAAAATGCCTTTTCATAATACATTTCTTTCTTTGGTATATTTGCCATTGCCCAATTTTGCAAATTCAATTCCTTGCTCATACTCTTAACCCCTTCTGTTATAGTTATTATTGATTTGTTGCATATTCATGATATAATACAAATTTCTACTTATCTCATATTCTGCATCACTTTCCGTCACTTCTGGTAGTGCTTCTGTTATCGTTTCCAGTTCAGTATGTTCACCAGCGTTATACTTTCTGTGTATGCCATTCCATTTTTGAATGTGCAAATAAGTACCTGAAACATCTTGTGTTATACATATTGGAGTGATTTTATCATAGTTTGTATATATTGTCGTAGACTCTGGATCTTCCTCGTCACATATAGAAATTAAATTATATTGCTTAACTGCTGCTTGTATTGTCATCGTGTTATACCTACCCTTCTCAATATTTAAACTTAACTCCACAATAATTAAAATACCTATCATTTATATGTTCTTTAAGTTTTTCTTCTAATTCTTCACGTTCTATTTGTGTTAATGGTTTTGGTTTATCCGCTTTTGATACATAATCTTTTTTGTTTCTATTCCTCTTCAATTAAATCATCCTTTCTATTATGCTTTAATTATGGTTAAATCTGCTGTTTTAATCAATTATTAATTCTCCATAGCAAATGATTCTCAACCAATTCTTTACCTCCTAAATCAGAACAATCTATTATATTAAGTTTAACCTGCTCTAAATAATATTTATCGTTCATCTTTTCAGTATAATTATAAAACTCAAAAGGTTTATTTCCATTTTTATTTCTACTTTCTGAATGATATAACCATGCTTTTAATTGTAGTTTAGTTGTTAAACAACATCCATTATAATCATTATTAAAAATTTTTCTAACTTCTTCAATCGTTGTTAAACCGTTATCTGTTATACTCTTATTCAAGATTTTCACCCTTTCTGTTATATCAAAATCGCTGTTTTGTTATCATTGGACTAATTGAATATCATCTCTAATTTTATTTAATTGCTCTATTATTCCATCTTGATTCTTACAAATAATCCTTGTTCCTTCTGCTTTTATATTATTTAATTCTCTAAAAGAAATAGAAAAACTTTCAGGACACCGATATCCACTAGTAACGCTAATCCAATATTTTTTATTTAATGCTTTGCTTATAGCTACAATATTCATAGGATCAAATAAACTGGGTATTCCTGCTTGATTAAATTCATCGAATCCTACATCAAATAGTCTTTTTCTAATTTTTAAGTATTTACCGTCATAGTTTTCCGCCATGCTGTTATACCTCACTTTTATTATTTTAGTTGTGTTATACTAAAATGCCACATCTACTCTATTATCATAAACTGGATTATACATTTTTAATAGTTCAACTATATCATCATGTTTTTCTTTGATCTCTGCAATTGCATTTACAATATCTATTGGTACTTCATATACTCTTGATAAATCTTGTAAATAATCTGATCTGTTATTGAATCCCATATCTAAATACTTTTTAACTTTTAGATAATCTTCTTCAAAAGGAATGGAATTAAAACGATCAACTAATGACTTATAACGATCTGATTCTATACATTCAATAGCTTTTGGAATTAGTCTATCAAGTTCGGCAGATATATAGCTTTTAAACTCATCCATTATCTTTGTACCTGTTGTTAGTTCTGTTATGTTATAGTTTCTTCCCATTTTGCGTATACCCAATTTTAACTCTGGATAATCAGCTAAGATAAATTCATTTCCTGTCACTTGCTGCTTAAACTCTTTCCAAGCTACACAATACTCAATTTCTTTCCCTATAATATACTTCATTGTGTTATACCTCAATCTTATATTTTATTTGTGTTGGTTCAAAATTGCTCTTTTATGCACTGTTCGTTATGCCCTACACTCTTTAAATTTTATACTTAAAATTTTATAACCACACCTATCTGCTTCTTCATACATAATTTCTATTGCTTGTTTTTTACTTTTTGCCCAAGCACCACAAATTGTATTATAATCCTTATCACTAAAATCAAAGTGAGCCTCAAAACTATATAATTTATCTTTTGTCATTGTCATTTTACGCACTACCTTTCAAATTATTATTTTGTTATAAGTCTGTTATTTCTTTTAATATACTTTTATTAATTAAATTAACAAGGTAACACTGAAACGGGATAGTTAATTTAGATAAATCATAATTTTTTAACATTTCCTCGTACATCTTTCTTACTTTATTTTCTGTTATAATTTTATCAGGGTATTGATAATGTATAAATTTACGCATTTATAAAACCACCCATTCTTATTAATATTTTAAGTTCCACCAAGCCTGCTATCGTATCAAGATTTTCCATTTGTATTTTCATATCCTCAGTGTTATCGCTCCCGGCTTTGCAGATTGCATAATTCAACTGTTATACCCCACTGTTAATCTGTTATTCAACACTGTCTATATTTTGTAAATAATGTTGTAAAGTTTTTTGAACCCTGCTAAATGCTTCAATTTGTATTCTACCTTCTTTTGTTTTCTTACACAAAAATTCATAATTGTGTGCTATTTCTATAGCAAATTCAAGTGTATTTTTGTCAAGATTCAATGCTGCAATTGACATTTAAATCATTTCCTTTCTTAATAAAATCACCGTTTCGTATTAAGTGCTGCTGTTATAGATTAATCATCACAAAAACATAGCTCATTTGATTTATTACATTTAGGACACCTATAGTCATCTAATTCATTTTTATTTAATTCTATACTTTCATTTTTTATTTTATCAACTAACTTTTGCATTTTTAATTTATGATCTTTATGTTTGCAATAAATTTCCATTGTTATTACCTGCTTTCTACTTATTTTAATTGTTATAGCTATTTAGTTCAAAACCAATATTTCATGTACTCTGTTATAGGTTAAAGCTATTACTTTTAAAATAATTTTCAATTGCATAAACTTTATCCCATGTTGATTCTTTTGCTCTGCCTCTGCCCTTTGATAACCATACTAATGTACTGCCTTTAAATTCTCTGCCGTCTACAGTACCAAAAGAACGGATCATATCAATATTTCTGCGCCATATTAAATAATTACCTTCATCATCTATTATTTTAACTGTTTTGAACTCTTGATTTAATATGACATTCATTATAAAACACTCCATTTGTATTAAATTTTTATCTCTTAATCTATTAATAGTATATGCTTATATATTGCCCTTGTCAATGCTTTTTATACCTATTTCTAAATATATTTTATATTAACTATCTACTTATGTATTTTAGCTTAATTTATGATACTAAGCCAAAACTAATCCTTAATGCTCTATCAATATTCATAATAATTTCATCACCTAAATGCCCTATTTTTTGCTTGAGTCTGCTTTTATCAATTGTCCTGACTTGCTCCAATAGTACCACTGAATCACTCTGTAAACCGTTTGTTACTGCATCTAGTAATATATGCGTAGGCAATTTTGCTTTGCTTATTTGGCTTGTTATGGCGGTTGCAATGACTGTCGGTGAATACTTGTTCCCAATATCATTTTGAATTATTAATACTGGTCTTAAACCGCCTTGCTCTGATCCTGCATTACCTGATAAATCAGCAAAGTATATATCACCACGCTTGATATTTTGTATCTGTGCTACTCGTATTGTGGGTTGTGCTGCTGTTAATGTATTTGTGTTAATCATTTTGTTGTTATCCCCTTTTTATTTATTTTTTAATATCACCTCTTTACTTCCTTTTATTTTTAAGAGGTTGCTGGCGTTTATTTTCCTGTCATTCCTTCCGGCTTAAATTATATTACTTACATTTTTTACAACTTCTGATACTATCACAATGTTTTTTTGAAACTTTAACTTTTGCTCCGCAATTTGGACAAATTTTAATCATTAAATTTACCTCCATTATTATTTTAGTTGTGTTATACTATTGTGCTATTCCAAAAAGGTGGTTTATATCCTCTTCACTTGCTATATTTTCGCTTTGTTCTTCCTGCTCTGTGTTATACTTTTCTTTCAAAACATTATAAAGCTGTCTAATATAAGTAGATATAACCGTACTATCATTAAATTTCTTATATTTTGTGCTTTTATAAATTTGCCATTGTGGAGTATTAAATTCTTCATTCATTAAGATACTATATAATGTTGTTCTGATCCATCCAATAGTTTTGATTGGAATTTGAATATCATTTCTTTTGAATAGCAGATATAAAGTACATTCTTGATCATAATAACTTGTAACTTCAATAAATTCATTATTTGCCCTTTTATGGTTTAAAAAATCTGTTTCCGCTTGATTTAAAATAGCATTAAGTTTATCTGCTGCTATTTTTTGTTTTGCTTGTTCTTCTTCATCTCTTTGTTTGCGTTCTGCAATATCTTTTAATTTGCTTTTATCATAAAATATTTGCCTTGCTGTTATAAGCTGATTAATATATTGTTCTGATTCGCCTTGCTGTTTACACATTTCTATTTCATGCCGTCCAATAAATAAATTATTTTCAAGTTTTAATTCAATGGTATTTTTAAAGATAGTATAACTGATAGTTTTTGCAAGTGCTGTATATTCTGTTGTAAAATATTCATCGTCTATTAGTTCCTGATCTGCTCTTAATTGATAGATATATGAAAAAATTCCATCATAATTACCATATAAATCTATATAATCTGAATAATCCATATTGGGTTTAATGTCGTTTGCATTGACAAATAATGATCTAAAATTTTCATTGTTTGTTATGTCTGCAAGATTAATCAGATTTTGTGGATAATACATTGCTTTGTTATCATTCAGATAGATACATTTTTGACGTATAATTGTATAACTGTCTTTGTTAATATCTTTTAATTGCATTGTTAAACCTCCTATAATTGACGGTTTAAGGATCACCGACAACCTTATTTTGATTTTATTGTAATTTTTGTATACCTTTTATATTTTTCATAATTTCAATAGCTTTTTTAAATCTTTCAGCTTGATAATTATTATTTTTATCAATATAATTTTGCATATCTTTAATTGTTTTTTGTCCATATCCAATAGCTGCTAAAATTGTTTGAGCTTCTTTGACTTCTAATGCTTTTAAAGTTGATATATTAACTTGACATCCATTATAACCGCCAACCTGACACAATGGCAAATATCCATCATTCATGTTTTTACCTATATTCCAAATAGTATAACCGTATGGAATTTCTGTTACAACCTCAAAAATATGTTCCCCTTTTATAATATTCTCCATTGTTATTCCCTCACCTTTTATTAATTTTTGATTATGGTTAATTATATCATCTTATATTTTGTTTGTCAAGTGTTTTGTTATAAACTTTTATATTATTTGTATTGTCTGTTGCTGTTATGGTTTTTATTATACAATTTCATTAATATATTGAAATAGTTCTATACTTGCTCGATCCGTTACTTTATTGTTATAGTTTATTTCTTCATTGATTAGCCATTGTTTAAGCATCTCAGCAATCCTCAGTTCATTATATTCTGTAATCGTAAAGCCGTTTGAAGGTGCAAAGAATAAGCAATCATGTATATTTTTATCGTTTGTTAATTCCCTACCATTAATAATTTCAATCCCAATTTCTCCACCATTATCCCATAATTGATAAAACATATAATTGTATTTATTATAATTGAATGAATATTCACGCCTTAAAATTAATGTCTTGCCGTTATCTATTTCAGCAACCTTTTTTAAACTTACTACTTCAAAACCAAATTCTAAAATTTTTGCTATGTTATTCAATTTTTCTGTTGTCATTGTTATTCCCTCAGCTTTCATATTTTAGGTTGTGTTATACTCTGTATGCTATTATGTATTTGTAACGGCTTTTTGATCTTGCAGAAGCTTTAAACTGCTTGTGTTATACTGTTTTAGTTAGACATCATATTATATATTGCTTGTGTTTCATATCTCAAAATTCCCTTGCCGTCTGCTGTTAAGCCGTCCCACATTGCACCCAATAAACCTTTTAATTTTGGTGACTCTTCCATTTCTTTTCTCACGCTTTGACTTGTTGAATATCCCATGATCTCATAATTTTGTTGTAATTCTTCCAAGCTGTTATATATTTCATTTTTGCCAAGTTCTTTAACAACTTTATATACAATTTTTTTGACTGCATCATCATCTGGATCAATTAATACAATTGGTTTTATCTCTGTTTGTGCAATAACATCTTTAAAATATCTTTTATCAAAACAACTGTAACGGCTTTCCCTCATTATCATACCATTTTTTTCAACTGGTGCTGTGTATGAATTATCCTCCAAGTCAATCCAACCTTTATATATTGCCATTTCTGTATTCGGTAAAATTCTTGTACCACTTTTGGATCTCTTGCCTTTTGATACAAAGTATATTACAATACTAAAATCATACTGTGCGTAACTGCTTGTTATCATACTAGTAAATTTTGCTTGCCTCACATAAGGAAAACCAAATTCGCTTATACCTGTTATTGTTATTTTATCCCCATCTTGTAAAATGTTTATTGCCTCTGCTGCTCTTTGTAATCTGCTTGTAGATGTATTTGTCATTGTTATTACTCCATTCATATTTTATTATTTTAGCTATTAATCTTATATATTGCTTTTTTATTGGAAGCATAACCAACAACTGTTATTGATTTATATTACCGTTACACCTCCATATGTTACTACGCTATTCCCTAACATTCCTATTGTATCACCTTTAACTGTCATCTCTTGTAAACATGCATTAAGCTGTTCTGGTGTCAATGTAAGTGGTAATGCTCCAAAACTTAAATGATAAAAATAGCATCCTTTAAAATTCATTTTGCCTTTGCCTGTTGTTTTGTCAAAAATTCCTGTTTTGTTATCAGATTGAATAATAAATTGATTTTTTCCGTTAACATCCATTACTAAAAAATCTTGTTCCTTCCTCATTTTACCTAATTTTAAAAATACATAGTTTCCCATTTTAAAAACTCCATTCTTATATTAATTTTATATTGTTGTTATTATCTGATATATAATCCAATTCCCTTAATATCTCCAAATTGAAAAGCTGTTAAAGGTTCAATAGAAAATTCGTCTTGATCTGGTTCTGGTTCTTCATCCCATTTTATATATACATTATTATCTTCAATTTTTACAATTGATCCATAAGAATAAGGAAACATTGCACCCCAGTAACCTATAATTTTTGATCCAATTTCTGTTTTATTATCTGGTAAAACTGTTTTTTGAGATAACATATTTAATAATTTTTGTTTATGCTCTTGCAATTCTTCTAATCTCTTTTTGATCTCATTACAACTATTAACTTTTAATTTGTTCGCCTGTCTACTGTTTCCAAGTTCTTTATTTTCTTCAATCTCCATTTTCAAAACTGTTATACTGTTTTTATACTCTATTGATTTTTTAGCAATTAATTTATTAGTTTCAATAATTGACTCGTTTACTCTTTTAACCATTTCATTTGATAACATTGTAAATTACCACGCTTTCAATTAATTTTATATTACTGTTATTGCCTTATGTTTATTAGTATTTGCCATCTCTAATATTATATTCTCATTGGATGAATTTGTCAATACTTTTATTGATTTATTTTATATTAACTTTATTGTTATTGTTTTGCCGTTTTGTTATTGTTTATCTCTGTTTTGTTGCAATGTCTGAAGTGCTGTTGTTATGCCTCTGTTATGCTCTGCTGCGTGGCTGCTGTTGGTGTTATTGCTGTTAATGTTAACTATTAGGATGATAACGAGAATGAAGGGGATCACATATAATGCAGTGACTGTTATTGATAATATGCGATTGAATATTATTAGGGATTTTGATTTTTTCATAGTGTTTTACTTCCTTTTATATTTTATTTGTTTTGTGGTATCTGGTGTTTATTGGTGGGAAATTTGATACTCTTCAATATATTTTTGTGCATCCGCTTCAGTTCTGCAAAATTTACCTATACCACAATAATAATAATTTTCATTGTCAACACTGATTAATACTTGAGCATAAAAATTGTAAATATTATCTACTGGAAAATGTAATTTTTCAATATTGAATTTTCTTTTTATATCAACTGTATTCATTTATAAAACCATCTTTCTAATAATATTTTGTTGGTGTCTGGTGTCAAAATTGGCTTGCTGTTATGCTAATTATGAATATTCCATTTTTGAAGCCATGTATCAGATACAATAAAATGTTTTTTAATCTTGCAAATTGTAGCTTCTGTTAAGTCAATAATATCAAAATATTTTTGTGGTATAACGTGCTTTAATCCTAATTTTTCAAGTCTATTTTTACGCTTGTTATAATATCTATTATCTATTGTTATACATCCGCAAAACTGATTTAAAAACGTTCCTATATAACATTTATGCCCGTATGCATCTGTTATTCCAATGTCATATATCGCTTTTATGCCGTCATCTTGAATTATTTTCATTTTGTTATTACCTCACTTCTATATTATTATTTTATTTGTTTATGCTATTTTATCATAATTCCGGCTATCTCTTATAACCTTTACATTTTCCAGTGATTCAAAAGTGTAAATTGATTTTTCTCCATAGTAAACAGATGCTTTTATAAAATATGGTATTAGATTAACTTGTATTTTTTTACCTTGACTGTTATAGATATTTTCGATATCATTAAAGGATTCAATATAAATGGAGCATTGTGTATAATTATAAGCTGTTAATACTTCATGAATTGTTATATCCTTTTGAAGTTTAGGAAATATCATTGTATTAATTGTTGTCATCCTTGTATCAATTTTTTGTGTTATTGCTTCAATTATTTCAGTTGATGTAATATAATCTTTATTAATATTTTGTAATAGGTTATTAGCTACAATTGTATCTATTTGTATTTTTGTTTGTTTCATTGTCAATCAATTCCATTTCATATAAATTTTAGTTTCTGTTATTGCAATTTTCACTTTGTGTTATGTCAATTCAACTTCAATGTATTTTATTTTGACTTTATTAAATAAACTTAAATTTTGCAAATTGTCTATTATTATTTACATAATTATTAAAATCTTTTACAGTGCCATTACCAAAATTAAAAGCCTTTTTGATTTTATCCTCAGTCCATTTTATTATTACATTATTGTATTTTTTGTCAGTTTCAATTGCTATTAATTTACTGTTATTCATTGATATCAATCCTTTACTGTTAGATATTTGTAATTGTTTAATACAGCTTGACACACTGTAAATGCTTGATCCTTTGTTATGTTATACAAATCAGATACTATGTTTTGAGATACAGCTAAACAATTTTTATTTGCTATTGCCTTAACTGTATTATATTGTTTAGTTGTTATTGTTAATGATTTTTTCATTTTTACACCTCCATTCCAGTCTGTTCAAAATAGCGTTTTTGTTATGAATTTGGAAGCATAACCTTTTTTGTTATTCTGTTATGCTTCCATTCTGTTATTGTTAATATTTGCTATAAGGGTCTATTTCTGAAAGTGATTCAAAGTCAATTAATATTTCATTGTCATATGGTTTATCTGTCCAGTCTGTTATTCTATAAGAGTCAATTAATCTATTTTCATCATAAGTAACAAATATTTGAATATCACCTTTTTCTTTTTCCCAAAAACTAAAACCGCATGAGTCACCTTGAATAATTGCAATGCATTCTTCTTGCTTTAACCATTCTTTTTTATTCAATTCATTGTATGGGAATATTAATGATTGTTGTCCGCATTGTGGTATTAATATTGCATAACTATCTTCATCGCAAACAAGCTCATTGTCTTTATCAGTATAAACAACTCCCCAACCATCTATAGTTGCTTGTCTATATGCTTCAGATTTTCTGTAAAGTTTCACGATAGGGACAGCAACTATATCAGTAACAAAATATCTGCATTCACATGTTTTTTTCATTGTGTAAACCTTCTTTCATTTAATATTTTTGGGATAGCGTTTTTAAAGATACGCTTCAAAACTTTTTATATATTGTTTGTTTAATTAAATTTCTTCAATAGTTGTAATACAAATTTTAAACAAATTAAAACATATATTTCCAAAAACTTCTTTAATTCCGCAATCACTTAATATTTCGCTTTTATCTAAAATATCGGTAGCTATTTCAATTATTACATCAGTTGTAGCTTCTTCTCTTGTCATGTTTAATAAGTTTCTATATTCCTCATTGTTTCCTTTTGTGTACCAATTATTTTTAATACATAAGCTTCTTAAATCTGACATGTTTATTTGTCTAACTTCTTTGTAACCGTATTTACTCATTTTAAAAACTTCTTTCATAAATTATTTTATATTGCTTGTTTCTATTACTATTATATTTTATATTTAACTAATTATCAATACTTTTATTTTAACGTTTTTATATAATCATTAACAAATGGCTTTACTATGCGATTTATAGCGTATAAAATATATTTTTAATTATATAATAAAATGATAAAATCGCTTTCACTAACTAAAGTAATATATACTATTAATATGTATTATAAATATATACTTTCAAACTATAGTATATATTTTATTTAGCTAGGGTTTGAGTCGTTATTTTATATTATAGTAATTGTTTTATGGTATTTATTATATACTATTGATATTATTTAATTATATGGTTTATTATGGATATATTATATTACTATTATTACTATATAAATATTAAGCATTGCAGCAAATAGATATATTTTTGTATGATCCTATATTGTTTATATATTATTTATAGCCGTATCTTATATAGTAATATGGTTTATTGCCTTATTGCAATATTGATATAAATATGTGTATTAGTGCATAGCTGGACTTGTAACGTTATCATATGGATATAGTGATATTGTATTGACTGTATTTGTTTGTGGTCTTATATGGACGTATAGAGGCATAGTATTTTTGTAGTATAGATAGTTAATACATATTATAAGTTGTATTATAAGTTGTCCTATTGCATATTTTATATAGTAAATATTTGTATTATATGATATAACAACTATTAATATTTGTCTTATAAGTTGTATTGTTTATGTATATTGATAGATGTATCAGGTGTATTGTATTAGCGTATGCGTGATAGTATTAGTTGTATTAGTTATAGTATACTTAATGGCTGTATGCGTGGCTGTATAGACTCATAGTATAGTGCAGGTAGTACAATACTATTGGGTGATCTGATAATGGTTATAATAGTAATGGATGCATGATCCTGATATGGTATACTCATAGACTCATGATAGATAGTAATAGTAATATCAGGTAGATATATTATACTAATAGTATAGGTTATATAGGTTAATGATTAGAGCAGATTATCTCCTACTAATACAGTATGATATTATAATGTTTATCTCCTACTATAATGGTATGTAATAGAATTGTATTGAAGTATTAGTGTATAGTTTATCTCATAGTAAACATAGTAATATAGTATGATATATGTAGATAATTGTATCTCCTAGTAAAGTGGTATAATATGTATATAATCATCTCCTACTTAAATAGTATGATATAGATATAGTTATAACCTAGTAATAATATATGAGATAGACTGTATAACTTCTAGTAGTTTAATAGGTAATGATTGAAGTTATCTCATAGTAAGTTAGTATGCTTTATGTGTTCATATAGACATGGCGTGTTATCGACTTTTGGCAGGATAAACAATACTATATACATTATACAATTGTAAAGCAAAAAACCTTTACAATAATCAATGCATTCCCAACTTTCACCCAATTTATGCAAGTAATTAACTGTAATCGATACGATAATACACCAAATAGCATAAAATGGCTTGAATATGCCATAAAATAGTAGTACTCTATCACGCATAGTATATATAATACTTAATTATATATACATATCAATATAGCAATAATGCGGGTTTACAGCTTTACAACAAATAGCCGGGCGTACTTTACAAATTTTGATCCTTTAAAATTGCTGCTATTGACCATAGCACATCCACTCACACACCATACCCAATTTTACAAATATCAACACAATATGCAATAATCCAAAATAAATCCAAAAATAATATTTCAACCCTAAAATTCACCTAATTCACAACAATCCAACAAATCTCTTATCGTCCCATCCTCGTATAAACTCCCACATAATCAAACTTCCTAGTATCACAACACAATCACAAAACTATCTCATCATCAATCCATTCACAACAATACACCATAAAAATAGTATCATTTTATAGCCTAATCCATCTAAATCACTATACAAATAATAACCCAAATATACTTCAATAATCTTACAATAATCTACCCAACAAATCAAATAATAAACCAATTATGTAGTTCATAAACCTATTAATAAACTCATTCCAAAACAAGATCATATAATTTATCTAATCATAATAAACCCTTATATAATCCCACTTAACAATACTTAATTCAATATAATTATCTAATCCATTAACTAATAATTAAAAATATCTAATCCAATTATCCAATCCGAATTTAACAATCTATCCTAACCCAATAATCTCTCTGCTCATACAATATTTATGCTGCAAATACTATTAATCAAAATATGAAATACCCATTAAATCCATCCATTCTACCGACAACACACCCACTATACCACGACATAATTCCCTTCCCATCCCAATACATCCCTCTCACAATCCCAACAAACCCACTCAAATAACAATTCCATAACTATACCCAACCCAATTTATACCCTGTCAAATCAATTCCCAAATACCAACACGATACACAATCCAGAAAATCACATAACAAATAATACAAAATGTATAAGAATTATATATAACAAAAAGCAACCTAATAATATTGCAATTTGGAAAAGTAACTTAAATTGGTTGCATAATTAAATCAGATCAAAATCCAAATAACATCAAAATAAAAATAATTCCACAAAATCACAAAATAACACTTGACAAATATTCCCACATCATATATAATAAAAGTGTAAACAAGTAAAATAAATGAAACCCACAAAACAGAATCACAAATAGGAGGCGAAAATTATGTCAAATCTAAATGTAATTAATCAATAGCAAATTTATATAATCAATTCACACCCTTTCACAACTTAATACAACCATTTAATCTCTCAACCCTAACAACATACTCCTATACCATTACACAGCCTATAAACATATCGTATGAACCGCACACACATATCATAATGCAATTAGTACATAGATAATATAAATGTAATCAACAAATACACAAAATAATAGGAGGAATAAATATATGGATAAATTAACAGGTATTTATAAAATTATAAATAAGGAAAATCACAAAATATATATTGGAGAAAGTGAAGATATACCAAAACGATGGGTTGAGCATTTGACAGATTTAGTATCCAATGAACATTGTAATAAAAAATTACAAAATGATTTTGATCAATATGGAATTAAAAATTTTAAATTTGAAGTTGTTGAATCTATTATTTTAATAAATGAAGATAGCGAATTGAAATCAAATTTTAAATTAAAAATGACATTGCTTTGTAGAGAATTTGTTTATATTAACAAATACAACGCTATTAAAAATGGATATAATATAGTAAATTCTCTAAAGGATATAGTTGTAAATAATCATGATATTTATCAAAGAGATAAAATTGCTGATGATAAAATGAAAGACATGATACATAATTTTCTTAAAGATAATCCAAACTTAATTAAAGAAGAAAATATTATTAAGTTGGAAAATGTTAATAAATCTTCACATAAAAATACAACAGATAATAAAACTTTAACAGAAATTTATAAAGATTTTAAAGAAGATGGTATAATTTCTTATGTAATGTTAATAAATGATTTTAGGAAGATTCTTGGGAATAATAATATAATATATTTTAAAGATCATTCTTGGTATCCAACTGATATATCATTAAATGATAATCTAATTATATTAGGAAAAGAGCAAAAAAACAATTATGGATTCAAATATAATCAGATAGTGGTTACAGAAAAAGGAATAGACTTTATTAAAAATATTTTCAAGGTTAAAATTGATACAAGTGTAGATTTCATAGAGATAGATATAAACACCTTATCAGAATGTGAATAAAACAACAATAACAATAATATATAACATCAAATAAAAATAAATCCAAAATAATCTAATTACCCTATTGACAACCATGCAAATATCATATATACTGTAATTGTAGTAAACACATAATATAAAAGAAATAACAATTATTAACACACAATATTACAAAAAAGGATGTGAAAACTAATAGATGTCAAAGCAATCCAATTCACAGCAATACATAACAGTACCATTCATCTTAATAGAAAATAAAGAAGGACAAGCAAAAGTCAAACCCAATACAACATATCTGTATATGATGCTCAAGACATATAACACAAAAACAAATATAGTATCAATAAGGCAAAAGGCATTACTCAAAAAACTTAAATGGAATGATAACAGAACATTAAAGAAACATCTGCAAGAATTAAAGTCCATGCAGCTAATAGAATATGATTTCACAGAACTGCCAATACACTCTGATCTACAAATCAAGTTCACTCCCACAGAAAGTTATTACAAAACACTTACAATACATATGATTAATAAAATACAAGAATCATGTACCATAAACATAGAGCAAACAATAAGACTGTTTATGTATTATTATCTGAAAGTGAATAATGAGTGGGGGTATGCATGGGTATCATATGATGACATAAACCAATATGCCAGAATCAGAAAATCATATATCAAATCACTTAATGATGAAATGCAGAAAAACAAATTAATAGAAATTGATTTAGGTGAATGGTATGAAAATGCATATGAGGATGTAATCAAGGAAAGAAACAAATACAACGTGATACTGGAATAAACCAAAACAACAAATATAATTATGCAACAACCAAAGAATGTGTAAGTGAATAAACCAAAGTGAATCCAAACCAAACATACAACCAACCATAATGCAATCCAAACCAAAAGTGAAACAGCCAAAGCCAATGTGAATCCAATAACCAATGTATGTCCGCAACCACCGTTTCCCAGTCGTAATCCAAAGTCCAAAATTATGCAGCGCATAAATTATAATTAGTAATATATAGTTAGTAACGTATAGTTAGTATACTAGTTATATATACAGTCCCATTTATGCAAGGTAAGTCTGCATTTTTGGGACTCAAAGGTTGCATAAATGGGACTCAATGTTTGCATTTTTGGGACTATTAGCAATAATGCGGTCTGAGAGGGTGTTTGGGAATTTAGAGGTTAAAATAGCACAAAACAAGCAAAATAAAAGTAATTAAAATTTAAGGAGAAATAAAATATGTTAATTAATATTGAGGATGTAAAAGTATCAGATAGAATTAGAAAAGATTATGGGAATATTGATGAACTGGCACAGGATATTAAATCAAATGGTTTAATTAACCCTCCAGTAGTTACACCTGACTACCAACTTATTGCAGGTGAACGCAGACTCAGAGCTTTAAAGAGTTTAGATTATAAACAAATTGAAGTTAGAGTTATGACTGTCAAAGATGCACTTCATCAATTGAAACTTGAAATTAGTGAGAATGAAAATCGTAAAGATTTTAGTTTTAATGAAAAGATGGCTTGGGCAAAGATGTTAGAAGAAGAATATAGAAAGATTGCAAAAGATAATTCTTTGAAGGGGATAACCAGTGGTTCAAATGACCCAGTGGTTGGAAGAGTAAGAGATAAAGTAGCTGAATCTGTAGGATTTAGTAGTGGAACTACATATGATCGTGCAAAATACATATCAGATAATGCGAATGAAGAAACTATTAAGAAACTTGATGCTGGTGATTTAAGTATTAATAAAGCTTATCAAGATTTAAAACAACAAAAACAATCTCTTGAACAACAATTGGAAACAGAAAGAAATAAATTACCTAAGACTATTGATAAGACTGATTATACTACAATTAATCAACTCAAGTCAGAAATAAATAGTAATAGTAGTAAAGTAAAAACTTTAGAAACAGAAGCAGAGTCATACCGTAAAAAATATATTAATACATTAGATCAACTTCAAATAGAGCAAGGAAAAGTATCTCAATTTATGGGAGAAAGTACACATTTTGAATTAGTATCCTCAACAAGTGAACTCACTTTAAAGATGATTAATTTTATTAGAGATATGTCAAAGTATGATTATCTTGCTGAAGTATTTAATGAGATACCAGACGCCACAAGGAAAGAATATGTAAGAAGTATTTATGGAATTTATAAATGGGCAAGGAATATTCTTAATCAAGTAAAACATGATGATGTAATAGGTGTGAATCAAAATAATATAGAAATAATAAATTATACGGAGGAAAATATTAATGACTAATGAATTAGAAGTAAGAGTAAGCAAATTAGAAGGGGTTACAAATAAATTAGCTGGCTTAGCAAATAATTTACAGACTGGACAAATGACAATTGTCGAAGTAATACAGGAATTAGGTCTTTCTATTGGAACTGAAATTAGAGAAGTAGTTTCAATAGAGATAGAAGCAAAATCTAAGGAAATTGGTCAACAAACAATAATTCAAATAACAGATGCAGAAAAAGATATAGAAGATATTAAAAATAGGTTAAAAGAAAAAGGATTAGATAGACATCAAGCTAATAAAATAACGCAAAAGATTGCATTAAGAACGCACAAATTAGTAGGTTCTAAAGATTCTATAAAATATATTTTGTTTTATGGTGCTTATAGAGGAAGAATTAACAAAGTATTAAGACAGCATTATGATGTTCCATCTTATAAAGATATTGCTCCATATGAATTTGAAGAAGCTTTGAAGATGATTGATTTAATAACTCCAGAATCATGGTTTGACGATTTTATCATTACAAAATGGAAAGAGAAAGATCAAGATGGCGAATTAAAACCTAAAGAACAAAAGGCTTTAAAAAAATATTTAGAAAATTAAAACAAGTAAAATAAAATAATGGAATATTGAAATGAGGTGAAAATTATAAACACTCTAACAAATACAAAAGCAATTCTATTTTGGCAAGAATACATTGATGACTCTTATATATTATCTGTTCAAACAACAAATCTTGAAAATTCAGTTCTCCTACTTGAACAAATCTTCATGGCTAAATTCATAATCACCCAGCTTCAATCACTTATTCCTGAACAAGATAAACTTTGTCAATTCATTCAAATCCCATTTGATGCAGATGATTATGAAGATGAGTTTGAGGAAGAAGATGAGGATGAACCAGCAGATACATATTGCTGTTCAAATTGTGATACACATTTTATCGATTTAGATGCAGATTTAGAAGATGGATTTAAGTATTGTCCATTGTGTGGATACAAGATTAGTGAATATATTGGTTTGAATGAAATGGTGTAAAACGTTAATATAAAAGTTCACAAACACAAAATAATTAAGTAAACCCACTATAACATTCATAACACCCCATATTAACCTCGTAGACATCCTGCTATACTCTTTGTATCAAATTATACTCAAAACATTAGAGTGTCTATAATCGCTTAATATCAACCGTCATGAAAGTCTATGGTAAATAGAATACAAAGCAAAAGTTAGAACAAATAAATAAAATTAAAAATTGAAAGAGGTAAAATTAATATGATTAAATTATTAAACGGCATGGCAATTGAAGCAGATAGCACACAGTACATTTTAGGAGATGTTACAATTCTAACAAAGAAAATTGCAAATAGCGAAGAAAAGATTCCATATGAGGGGCTTAAAAATCCTAGGTATTATACTACCCCTGATGCAGCAGTTAAGGCTTGTGCTTCAACTCTCATAAGGCGTGAAGTAGCAAACAATGATATTACTACCTTGAATGATTTCCTTGTTAGATTTGAGAGTTTGAAGATTGAGATTAAGGATTTATTGAAAGGCTTAGAGGTATAATATTTAATATGAAAAATCACAACATAACGGTAGAACAAATAATGGACAACTTACTTTATGGTCAATATGATGGAATAGAATCAGACGAAAATGATTTAGATACAATACTTGCAAAGATGGATAATTATAGAAATGGCGAAAATGATTTATGTGAGAGTGAAGTTCATGGATTAAATAGATTTGATTATGAGAGAGAATTGGAAGTTTGGGAAACGGAAGAATTAGAATTAGGAATATAATTAGTGCAATTAGTATGACAACAACAAAATAAAAGATAGGAGAAATATAAATTGTTAACTTGTAAAATCGGAAATAAGACCATTAACTGTTTTGATGGAGAACACTCCAAAGAAACATTTAAGAAGTGGGCAGAAAAGAATATTCTCATTTGCCCTGTTTGTGGAAATACATATGAATATTGTCATGGAGAATTTGTGTCACCATATTTTAGGCATAAGGATAAAAATATTTGTGAGGACTATTTTAGTGAATCAGAAACAGAAGAACATATCAAGGGTAAACAATATCTATATGAATGGACTAAGACTATTGATGGCGTAACAGATGTAATATTAGAATCATGGATTCCAGAAACAAAACAAAGACCAGATATATCATTCAAACTAGATGGTGAGCAATATGTAATAGAATATCAATGCACTCCAATTGCCAGTGAATATGTAAAAAGACATGAATTATATCAAACTGCTGGTATTCATGATATCTGGATATTAGGAACAAAAAAGTATTTAGAAAATTGCAAATATCAACTTGGTAGAGGAAAGACAATAGAAACCCATACTCCATATTATTTTGATATAAATGAAAAGTCACTAATTCTTCAAGGTCGCATTTTAGAAGAATCTTTACCACATAAAGAAATAAAACTTAATTTTATATATAAATTTAATTTGGCAGATTTTATTATTAACCCAAATATAAAAACTTTAAGTTTAAATAATAGTATAGTCGAAAATTTCATCATGAAAGATATAGAAAAGCATAATGAAAAATTAGAAATTATTAAAAAGAAACAAAAGATAAAGGATTACAATTTAAAAATTATTTCAGAACTAAATGAAAAGTATGAGGATTTGAACCATAAAATTAAATTTAGTTCTGTGTTTACTAAATCCTCTTATTATTTATGGGATTTAGATTGTATATTAGGAAATCACGCTTATACATTTCTTATAAAAAATGATAGTATAGATCTTTGTTCTCATAATAAAAAATATAACGGTTATAACAATTACTATATCAATCTAAAATCCATAGAATTTAAAAAACTTACAAAAAAAGAAATTATAAATTTTGTTAATGATAATATGAATTTTTTAAAAGAAAAAAATATAGAAATAGAAAATCAAATTGCAAACGAAATATTAAAAAGAGAGAATGCAAAACTAAAAAGAGATCAAGAAAAATTAGATAGAAAAATAGCAAGAGAAAAAGAAAAAAAGGAATATGATATTATGAAAGAAAACAAATATAAAAACATATTAGAACAAATAATAAAAATATTTAATAATAATATTAATGAAATTTTAGAATATAGACTTGATAATTCTTTACTTGAAAAGTCAGCAGTTTTATTTTTTAAAAATAATAAAAATATAAATTATATAGTATGTTTAGATTCTGATTATTATAAAATAAAATACTTAATTAATGAAAATATTAATCATATTTTGATTGATATAAACAATTTCTATGACGAAAATAGTATATTTATAAGCAAGGTAAATGATGATTATAGAATAAGTCAATACATTCATAACTTACCTAAATACAATTTAATTAATTCATTAAAAGAATATAGAGTAAATCACTTTACTTTTAAAAAGTTTAATGGATATTATAATTTAGATAAATTTAATTTTGTTAAAGCTACAATACAATTAGAAAATATGTATTCTAAAATTAAAGAGTATATAGATAATTATTGTAATAATCTTAAAATATATAATAATTTAATAATACATGAAAAATACAATGATATAACAAATAGTGATATAAATAATTCAATAAATAAAATTTTGTATCCTTTGATTTATTTAGCAGATAAAAACAAACATCTAGATATTTTAAATATCACTTTTAATGTGGATTTTACATTAATTGATAATAATCATCAACCTTGGATAATAAAAGATTTTATTAATGCTCTTAATTTAATAGGAATTAAAAATATAGAAAATATAAAATAATAGGAGGATAACAACATTGCCTAATCGCCAATTTTACACAATGAAGTTCAAGTCATCAAGACTTAAAGAATTTAATTATAACATAACACTAAATTTTAATGAAGCAAAAGAACTTGGCGAAATAATCGCACTTGCAGACAATCAAATGCTTCGCAGTATTAAAAAAATAACAGAGCATAATATTAATTTAGACACATTAGAGGAATGGTACTCATTTAGAGATAAATTGAAAAAACAGCCAAAATCTATCGAAAATTCAAGAAAAATCATAGAATATCAGCAAAATATTGATAAAATGATGTTTATTCCTGAATATTTGACTGTTGTAATAGAGCATAAATCTCACTATAAATATCTGTTTAACAATGGATTAAAATTGAATGGACAAATATATAAAAGATTCTCATGTTCGGCAGGTCAAGCAAGAGCATCCACTGTAGTTTTTGTAAATGAAACAGTATTTGATGCTTTACAGATAGCTTTAAACAATGGTAGAAATCTTAATAAGGAACTTACTCCTAGTAAATATAATGCTTACTTTGGATTGAATGGATCAGCCACTAAAACTGTAAGCACACCTAAATTTTGTGTAGTTCCTGACTATGTTAGTTCAATGATAATTGAAGTTGACTATGTAACTGAAACAGATTTAGATTCTGATGACAAAATTGAAAAAAAAGTAATCGAAATGGACTTTACAAGAAATGACGGAATGGGACTATTGGATATTTCTCGTGCTACTATGTGGGCAGATGAATTGGGATTAGATTATGTGCCTGCACAATGGTGTGTACGTCAGAATTTCTTAAAAGGAATGCTTCAGACTTTTGGAATACATGACTTTTGTGATTTGAAAAACAATAAGAACTATAACATCAAAACAAGCTATAAAGATACTGATGATAATAATATAATTGTAAATATTAAAGATTATGATGTAATTCTTACTGAAAGTCAATTCAAGCTATGGGATTCATTTGACAGCTTAGAACAATATGAATCCAATTGTATAGAAAATGGTTTAACATGGGGCGTATCTTTATATTCTCCTAAACAGCCAAAGGACATACTAAATCTTAACTACCAGTTTATTCAATCTCTAAAACTCAACAAGCAAGATATTAAAGAATTATGTACAAAATTTGTTGACTGGATAAATGGAGTAAATTATAGTGATATAGATTATACATATCTATTTTTGCTTGGAGAAAACCATACAAAAGAAACTATTGAAAAATATTTAAAAGAATCGGATAATTATTGGGTAAAAAGTCTGATAATTAACCCAGATATAAAAAATGACAAATACATAAGAGATAAAATATATAATTTGATTAAGACTAAAATTAAAAAGGCTTGTCTTGGTGAAATTATTACAGATGGCAATTTCCAGACACTTGTAAGTGATCCATATGCCTTAATGCAACATGTTTGTGGACTTGAGGCAACTGGATTACTTAATAAAAATGAATATTATTCTGGTTACTGGAATAAGAAAAATATTAAGGTAATAGACGGTATGCGTTCTCCCCTCACCTACCGTAGTGAACATCTTATTTTAAATCTAAAAGAAAATGATGAAACAAATTATTGGTATCAATACGCTGCGGATTCAGGAATTATAATGAATTGGTTTGGTGAAGAAACTTTACATTTTGGTGGAGCGGATTTTGATTTTGATATTTTGGCAACCACTAGTAATAAGCAGGTTATTGACGGAGTTTATAAAGATGAATTGGCAGTTGTATATGATCCTCCAAAGCCATCAAAAATGATAATATCACCGCAAGAATTATATAATGCTGATACATTTGCATTTGGTTCTATTATCGGTCAGATTACAAATAAAAGTACAAGTGCCTATGCTTTACTACCCACCTTTAAAAGTGAATCTGAAGAATATAATATTACATTAAGCAGATTAAAACAATGTTGTAAAGCTCAATCGGCACAAATAGATAAAGCAAAAATAGGCAGAGAAGTAAAGGGTATTCCTAAAGGTTGGATAGATAAAAATGTTTGTAAAAATGAAATACTGCTTTTGGACAAGCATCCTTATTTCTTTATTTACCTATATTATGAAACAAAGCGAAAATATAAAAATCATCTTGAATCTTATGACTTAACTTGTAAACAAAAATTTAATATTGGAATGCCTGAACTAATAAATAAGAAACGCAAAACAAAAGTGGAGCAAGATTACATTGATTTGTATAATAAGTATTTACCAGTCATAGATAGTGATTGTGAAATGAATAATTTGTGTAAATATATTGAATCAGTTAATTTTGACTTGAAATCCAAATTGAAAATACAAGTTGATAAAAATTTTATAGATTCATATAAGTCAAAGAATCAAAAATATGATGAGTATACAGCTAATATAATTCTTGAAGAATATAGGCTAATTATAAAAGAGATAAAAGAACAAAATGATATTGGATTAGTCAATTCAAGACAAGATAGATTTAGTGAGGACTTGGGAACAGAAATAAATAATATCTATGATAATTTTGAAAATAGAATGAGTAAAATATGTTCTAATGTATACGAATTACTTAATTATCTCATAGAAATATTCTATGTGCAAAAGCCAAGCTCCAACAAAGAAATTCTATGGAAAATTTATGGAAAATACATATACAATAACTTAAAACTCAATAATGAAAATCAAATATCCTTTCCACTTCCAAATAATAGTGGAGATATTGAGTATTTAGGTAAGAAGTTTAAAAGAGAGGCGGTTAAATTTTGATAAGTAAATATAATGAAAAAGAATATGCAGAATACATATATAAACATGGATTTTTGACAAACCATAGACCATATGAATTGAAACTTCTTGTGAAATATTTTAAGAGCTTAGGACATAAGCCAAAAGCAAGAAAAGATATGCTCTATGATTTTTGTGAAAAGTATATTGATAAATTTAGTAAGGCAAAGTATTTCAAGATAATTAATACTGCCTTATCTTATGGTGGTAAGAAACATAACAACCTAATAGTAATTGAAAACATAAATATAACCAAAGAAGAACTATATTGCATCACTGAACAACCCATAGAACATAATTTAAAAAAGGTTATGTTTACACTATTAGTTCAAAACAAGATAAATAAAGCAAAGTGTATGATTAGTTTTGGGAAATCTTCTGAATATAACTTTTTTGGTGGAACAAACTTAAAATATAAGGAAATAAAAGAGATTGCAAAATTACCTGTTAGTTTCAATGTAAATAGTGCCATTCATAGTTTAAACGATATTAATTTAATAGAGATTAAGACAAGGGGCAAGATAGATTTATCATTCATTTATAAAATTGCAAAATCAGATGATATTAAGATTATTATAACTAAGTTTGATGATATTGGATGGTATTTTGATTATTATTGTAGTGAGAATAAAATAATTAAATGTGAAGTTTGTGGTAAATTTGTAAAAGCAACAAATAATAAAATAAAATATTGCAAAGAATGTGCAGTAGAAATTAAACAACAACAAGATAGAATTGCAGATCAGAAATACAGAGAAAAAATAAAAAACGAGAAAATAGAAAACATTTAATAATCCCATACCTATGCGATTTACACCCTTATTCAAGTTTTAGTGATAATTTGATATACAAGTAATATAAAACTATTTATTATATATCAATATTAAAAATATAAAGGGTGTAAAACATTGGTACAAATATCAAATTCAGAGTATAAAGAAATGCTCAAACTTAATCTGATTGATTATAGCAAAACCACTCGAAATTGTACAAAAACTAAAAATCACATAGTTGTATCTGATCCAGCATACTCAAGATATCAAAATATTCAGGCAAACAAACTTCTAAGAAAGTCAAAATAAAAATTAAAGGATGATTTCATGTCACATTCATTTAAAAGAATGAACAACTCATGAGTAAGAAAACAGAAAAAATAAAAATATACTTTTGTGGAAATAATTCATATCAAGTAACTGGTAGTATGATTTATGTAGAAACTGCAAATCATAAAATTCTACTTGAATGTGGAATGTCACAAGGTTTCAATTTAATAAATAGTTTTAAGGAAAATAATAAGAAGTTTCCATTCAAGCCGAAAGAAATAGATTATTTGTTCATTTGTCACACGCATATAGATCATTCTGGATTAATTCCTAAGTTGGTTCGTGATGGGTTTAAGGGCAAAATTATCACAAGTGATACAACCGCTACCCTTTTAAAGCCAATGCTTACAGATAGCTGCGGAATTATTAGAAAAGATGCAGATTATATTGCAAGAAAAACTGGAAACATATGTGAACCATTTTATACGGAAGAGGATGTAAAAAGTACACTTAATCTACTATGCACATATGATTTTTCTAAAGTGCATGACCTTGATGATGAAATTAGCTTTAAGTTTTTAAAGAACTCTCATCTTGTAGGTGCATATCAACTTGAATTATTTATCAAAAATAAATCTGGACACGTTAACAAGATTCTATATACAAGTGATATAGGACATTCAAAAAATGATAACTATTATGTTGATGATTTAGAATTATGCAAAAAAGCTGATATTGTAATTTCAGAATGTACTTATGGAAGTAATTCAAAAGATGCAAAGTCATATAGAAGTAAAGATTTAGAGAAAATTAAGACAGTAGTTGAACAAACGTGTATTGATAATAAAGGTAGAGTATTAATTCCTGTATTTTCATTAGGACGTTCACAACAATTGCTAACAGATTTATATATGTTGTATGGAAATGATCCCACTTTCAATATTCCAGTAATTGTAGATAGTCCTTTAATATGGGAAGTCACAAAAGCATATAAAGAGTTTTTGACTAGTGAGAATAAAGAATTGTTTGATAAAGTATGTGCATGGAAAAATGTAAAGTTCATAAAAGACTATTTGGAAAGCAAAGCATGTGTTGTTGATAAGTCCCCTGCAATTTTGCTTTCGAGTTCAGGATTTTTAACTAAAGGTAGGTCGGTGAATTATTTGAAAGAAATAATTGTTGATGAGAAATGTCATCTATTAAGTGTTGGCTATACCCCACCTGAAAGTTTAGCTGGTAAAATCAAAAGTGGACAAAAGACAGTTACTATTGAGGGAAAGCCCTATAAAAACAGATGTGGAATTACAATGTTAAATAGTTTTTCATCTCATATCTCAAATAAGGAATTGTTTAACTACTTAAAATCAATTAATACAAGTAAAATATATTTAGTTCATGGAGATATGGTAGGTAAGATACAATTCAAGGAAAAACTTGATGATATATTTGCAGAACAATGTAGAACTACTAAGGTAATTTCTTGCAACAAGGACACAATTTGTAACTTATAAAAGGAGTTATTATGAAAAAGATTATTAAAACAGTAATAGAGGAATTTAAGGACGATAAATTAGTTAAGAGAACAGAAACAACAGAAACTTATGATAATTATTATGAGCAAACATTCCCTTCTCTTCCAACACAGCCTTATTATAATCCAGTAATTTATACGGATACAACAGGTAAAACAGTTCCAAATCCTAATATAATAACTTGTAAAGGATAATATAAAAGTTTCAAAATAATAATAAAGAGGTTAAGTTAAAAATGATAAATAATGAGTATTGTAATTCATGTTTAAAAAATTCCGTTTGTATTTGGTCGGAGAAACTTGGTAAACTCGAAGGTACTGATAAGAAACCTTGTATTCTTGACATAACAGTTAATGAATGTGAGGAATATGTTGGAACTGCTGAAGATATTGAAGTATTGGAAGAAACCGAAATAGACGAATAAGTGTTTAAAAGCCCCATTTTATGGTGATCCACTACCTTCTTTTAGTAAAGTGTGGAACTATAAATGCAAGGTGTTTCGCCACCGTTAAGTGCGAGACTGTAACTTCAGGGCAGACGAACACGTTTGTCACTATCCGATATGTGACTAATAAGAGGTCGGAGTTCAAATAATTATAGGGTGTGTCTGCCCTTAACCCTAATTAAGTCCCACAATTTAACAGTGGGTACAATATATTTTTTTAGGTTATGTGGTGGCTTCGGCTGTTAGGTATAACCGCCTGAAATAGCAAAAGGGATGGAGTATTAATTCTGTCCCTTATTTCTTTGTCAAAAACAACAAAATAAAATATAAGGAGTATTCTACATAAATGGAATATTTAAAAAGAGAAGGCGAAAACACAACAGATTATTTATTGCGATTAGTTGAAATAAAACTTGAGCAAAAACCAGATGATCTTGATTGGTCTGATATTGTAAAATATTGTGGTTTTGATTGTCACTATGATAGTTTGAGAAAGGCAATGCAGCCTTCGGGTTATGGTGCATATGCTATTTATAAATATTATAAGGATAAAATTGTGAAAGAAAAAATAACTGATAGCGATATTGAAAAACAATTAAATATTACTAAAAGAGAATTATATATTGAAAGACAAAAACTTAGAGATGAAAAAAATGAATATAATGCTTTTTTAAGAGAACAATCAAGAATTGAATTATTTTACGAAAGAATAGACGAATCAGTTGATAAAATTGTTCAAAAAAAACAATACCTTATTCCATCCTCTATTATTGTAAATGATAACGATTTAAAAATGGTTGTAGCTTTTGCCGACCCACATTTCGGAGCTGATTTCAAAATCAAGGGATTTAATGATGAAATACTTAATGAATATAATCCAGAAATATTTAGATTTAGAATGTGGAAATTAAGAGATGAAATTTTAGAATTTTGCAAGTTACATAATTGTAATCATATTAGTTGTGTAGATTTAGGAGATAGCATCGAAGGAATACTGCACATCAGTCAGCTTCAGTCATTAAAAGGAAATATAGTTGATGACATATTAGATTATGCTGATTTTATTTGTGATTGGATAAATAATTTAAGTGAAAATAAATTGGTGATAGATTTTTATTCATCTGAAGGAAATCATTCAGAATTGCGTTTGCTAACAGGAAAAAAGGGAGATTTTCCAAACGAGAATTTAGAAAAAATTTATACAAGAACTGTAAAAAAGGCATTTAAAAATAATCCTAATGTAAATATTAAGGATAGTTTGAATGGTTTAAATTATTTTGAAGTTAATGGATATAAATTTTTATCAGCTCATGGAAATAAAGAGGGAAGTATTAAAGATAGTATTACTGGATATGAGAATACTTACAATATTGAAATTGATTATTTTTTGGTTGGACATTTACATAGTAAAAATGAATTTGAAGTTGCAAAAGGAAAAGAAGTAATTCAAGTTAGAGCATTAATGGGAATTAATGATTTTTCTACAACTATAAAAAAAACTTCTTCTGCTGGCGCAACAATGTTTACAGTGCATAAAAATTATGGCAAAAAATATATAAATGAAGTTAAATTTAATTAAATTACCGAAAGGTTTATAAGGTGTAACTATGCTATACATAATATTGTCATTCATATTTGTTGGATTCTTAATCACAGCATATATATTCCCTATTCTTGATTTGTTGCTGAGCATTGTAACATCCAAATTGTCACTTAAAGTCAATGCTATTTCTTACAAAATAAAAGCAATGCAAATTGACTTTGAATCTGAATATGGTCAATCCAATACAAAAGCAATAGGATTTGATATTGGTAATCAAGATATGGATATCAATGAATATGATGACGAAGAAAATTGTGAAGATAAAGTAAATAATAAAATCGGATATTAAATTAAACAAAGAAAGAGGATTTCATATGAAAATGAGATTTGAAAAAATTACAAACAATGGCAAGACTACCTACTATATCAACGATTGTGAAGTAGGTAAATTTGAATATGATGCAATGATTAAAGATGATGAGCAGAACGATTGTGAAGATTGCGGTTGCGGTTGCGACTGTGATGGAGATTGTGAAAACTGCGAAGAATGTGACGATGACGATGGTTGCTGTGATGAAGTAGTGTGTCCAGAATGTAGAGAATTGTTAAATTTTATTTATGCACTTGAGGAAATGGATGACGATGTGGCATTGGCAAGTTTAAAGGATAAATTGGATGATGCTTATGATAATGGATGTAAACAGGGGTATAAAGATGCCTATAAACATGTTCATAAACTAACTGGTGAAATTATTGATGCAATTGAAGAAATGGAAACTGATGAATTTACAGACGATGATGATGCAGAATAATTGAATAAATAATATATTAAAATAACCGCTTATCCGCATAGGTAGGCGGTTATTTGCTATATTTGAATGAAAAGATAGTTTTATAATGATTTTGATTAATAAAAGTAAGGATGAATAAAGTGTGTACGCACAAGAAAATAGTTGAGATTGAAACAGAAAATAAAGATAAAATAAAAGTCAAAAATAATGATA